TGTAAATACACGAAAATCTGACATTAATGAAATTAATAAAATTACTACTATAATAGTAATAATTACACCTATCATATTACTCTCCTTTTATTTTTTACTACTACTTTGTGCATCCTTGATAGTAAATATTGTACTTGTTATCATTGTATTTGGATCCCACGGTTCTGTTTCTTCTATCTTACATCTACCTAAATCGTTATTACACCATACTACAGAACCAGGAATACCAGATCTTGATTTAGCTAAGAATAATCTAACTCTACCTTGTTCTTTTTCAGCAGGATTAGCATTTAATGTAGTTAAACTATGTGCCAAGTGAATTTTTTGTGCAGATTCAGCAATAGCATCCATATTAACTACTTGATCACCTTTGATACTCCAAGTATAACGACCTAATTGAGATCCACTAATAACTGGACAATCAAATGTAACACCTAAGTTTTTTAAATCAGTTGCAACTCCACCTACGTCTTCATAAATATTACCTTTAACTTTTTGAGTTGGTAATAATTTATCCAAGTAATCTACAAAAATTACATCTGGTTTCCATTTCATACCCAAAGTTTCTTCTTTGTGTTGAATTACTTTTTGTATAAAATTATGAATTGTATCTGCAGTAATAGCACCTGGTTTATAAAATTTAACTACACATTGCGGATTAAAATTAGATTTAAACATACTTAATTTATGATTAAACTCTTCTCTGTTTTCAGGATCTAACATTTGATACATGTTTAATCCTGTAATAGCACAATTAATATTCGCTTGTGTTTCTACTTCTGATAATTCAAGTGTAATAAATATAACTTTTTTAAATGTCATCAATGCTTGTTTTGTTAAAAATGCCATAGTTTTTGATTTACCACCACCAGGTGCTGCACCAATCAAGTGTAAATTCTTTTTAACAAAACCACCGCCTAATGCTTTATCCCAACCAGGAATACCCGTTTGAAGCATACTACCTTTATCATAATCTTCTTTTAAAAGGTCTAAAAACTTTTCTGTAGGTGTATCATCAAAATCTAAACCTAAATCGTTTTCACTACCAAGCGTTAAAACTTTTTTAAACGCATTAATAGCTTCTTCATAATTACCTTCTTTTAAAGTTTCTGTACCTTGCGCTAATACTTGTTTCCAAGCGGCTTGACGAACAAATACGATTGCTTTATCTTTAAAGAAATCTAAATCTTCGTTATCATTTAAAGTATATACATCATCTAATACATTTGAATACTGAAAATATTCTTTAGTACCTAATGTGTTAATATTAATAAAATCTTTTGCTTTTTCTGTTAATACAGCTTTGGTTGGAATCTTTTTATAACTTTTATAATATTCATGAATCCATTTACAAACATTATGAAGGATACGATTTTCAAAAAATTCGGGCTTAATAATATCCAAACCTGAAAGAGCTGCCCATTTTTGATCGAATACCAGCAATTGTAAGAATTTTTTCTGTATTTCTAAAGTAAATTCTGTATCAAAAGTAGACATCTAATCCTATCCTATTAGCTTATTTTATATATAGAATAACATATTTGTTTGAAAAATGAAATAAAAAATTTCTATTCTTCATTATGTAATTCTTCTATCATTTTGCAGAAATCTTGTACTTTTGGAAGATTTATAATACCCAAATCTCCCATTAATTTTTTACGTTGTTCATAATGAGATTGAAAAGTAGGTAAACCTCCGGTATCTTTAAAATCTATTACAAAACTAATATTTTTACCAGTTTTCTTCTTACGACTAGCTCTTCCAACTCTTTGCGCAGCCGCAATAGGAGTTCTTCCGGCTGAAAACATAACAACTGCTTGGAAATTTTCTACATCAACACCTTCGTCCAATACCGTAGATCCAAAAATTATATTATAGCCTCTATCAAAAGCTTGTTGAATTTCTTCAGTTCCTCCTTCTCTTGTTTTTAAATGTGGTTTATTATTTTTAGACATTTTCCATTCATATACAGTATTATCACCACAAACAAAAATAGAATCAACTCCTTCTTCTTTTAAAGTTTTCATTAAATTTTGCCCTGGTTTAATATTATTAATAGAAACAAGAGTCTTTACATTATTTTTGTTTAAATATTTAAGCATCTCAATTCCAGCTTTATTTCTGTTTTTATTATAAGTAATGCTTAATCTATACTGTACAAAGTAATTATCTTTTAAATGTTCAGGTAAAAATGGAGCACGATTTGGATAATTAATAAAATATGAATATGGCTGAGCTACGTTTTTATCACCTATTGTATCTTTCATTTCATATACAAAAGCAGGTTCACCTAATATAGCAATTAAAGTAAAATCATCTGGGTTATTATAAGGATGATCATAGTTTCTAAATGGAGATCCAGAATAACCAATGATATGTTTTAAATTTTCTTCATTCATATAAAAAACTGGTTCAAAAGAAGTCAAACTTTGAAGATGTTGACATTCATCTGTTATCCATACATTAACTTTTTGTAAAAAATCTAAATATGCAGGATTTTGTTTATTAAGTCTTTCATCGGAGCTTTTTGTATTTATAATTACAATTCTTTTGGTATAATCAGGTTCTTTACTAGGATTCCAACTAATATCTGTAATCCCAAATGATAATAAACGATCATATATTTGTTGTAAAATAAAATTGTTTCCATTCATTATAAGAATTCTGTCTTCTTCTAATATTTTACAAACTAATGACATAATAGAAGTTTTACCAGATCCTGTAGCAGAATAAATTAAACTTTCAAAAGTATTTAAAGAAGTTAATACAGCCTCTACTTGATAATCACGAATTTCAAATTTTGGATTAATTTCTTTTACAATATTTGCATAGTCTAAAACTTCTTGTTCTGTATATTTCTTAAAACCTCTATCTTTGATTTCTACTTGAATTGGAAGTTTGTCTGTAATAAATTTAATTAAACCAGTAGGAAATCTAATGCTTTCATATGGCATTATATCACCTACGACTATTCGATTAATTTTTTGGTAAAATTTACGAATATTATATTTTTTAGTATCAAAATTATATTCTTTACGAGTTAATATATCCTTAACTTGATTAAGCATATATTCACTTTCATTACAAATGTAACTCCAAAATGTTTGTGTATTATAAATCATATTATATAGAATTCTTTTATTTATTTTAGAACTTTTATAAATATTTCCAGTTCTAATTATTATTAAAAGGAGTTTATATGAAGGTATTTTCTTCTATTAAAAAACTATTTAAGAAAAAGATTAAGGCACAAAAGGAATATACAACTAGTTCAGAAGTGTCATTTAAAGATTCAACTGGAAAAAAGATAGAGTTAGAAATAAAAGCAAATGGTAATACAACTTTATTGATAATTAAAGAAAAAGAATTAAATTTCGTATTAGACAAAGAGTGCGTAAGTTTATTAATTATATTATTACAAAGCTATGTTCAATATGAAACTTTTCCAGATTTAAATGAAGATTAAAAGGATGAGTAATGAAAGAAGATGTTAAAAAAGCTTGTGATCTATCTAAGAAACTTTTAGAAGAAATTAATAATTATTGTGGTAATTATACAGGAGTTGATGGTAAAGATGTAGTAAGCGAATCATCTATTATGGATTTGCAAACCATTTTAGAAGAAGGTTTTGCTCTACATAATTATTTAATTGAAAAGAATTTAACCGAAGATCAATCTGAAATTACAGCAGCCTTATTGCAATTAGAAAAGTTTATGAATCAATTAACTATTAATCGCGAAAATGCTGAAAAATTAAGATTATCTAATGCAGTACAAGTATGGAATCAAACTAAAATTGCCATTGCCTTTTTAGCAGGAGCAGTTTTAGATGCATATGAAGAAGAATAATGGTATATAAAAGACAATTATCTTTAAAAAAAGAAAAACCTATTACTTCTGAGCATCAGTTACAGAAGGCTTGTGTATCACTTTTACGTGCTCATAATATGTTATGTTTTGCAACCGATGTGTTTAATGGTATTGGATTTATTCCCGATATTACACATAAAGCAATTTATAAACAACATATCATAGCCATGGGTGCAACTGTTGGTCAACCAGATTTGATTATTTTACATAATAAAGAAGTAACTTTTGTAGAATTCAAATTTGGTAAAGGTAAAAAAAGTCAAGATCAGATTGCTTGCTGTAATTTATTAGAAAAAATGGGTTATGAGGTTTTAGAATGGAGAACTTTAGAACAGTGCCGAGAATGGATTGTTTCTAAAGTAAAAGAAGGTTCTATAAATACATTAAATCATGAAATGGAATGAATTATTAAGAAATGTACCTAGAGTAACACCGAATTATAATTTCGCGGCTTCACCTAGAGTATATCATTTGGATTTGGATTATAAAATAGGTACAAGAATACTTACTTTTTATGGAGAGGTACGCTCTTCTAAAAAGACACATGCTTATACTGTTACCGTATCTTTTACAAATGTTAATCCTACAGATGGATTGACAGATGCTGAAATTTTACAAGGATATATGCCTAAGCCTAGTTTAGCAAATAATGATATTCAAGTAAGATGTAGTTGTCCTACACAACGTTTTAGATTTGATGTACCAGATCGTGAAAATAGAGCAGGAGCAGGAAGACCTTTTGGTGTATATCATAGAAAAACAAATCGTGCACCAAACAATCCACACCATTTACCAGGTATTTGTTATCATATAATTGAATTTGTAGATTATTTGCAATCTCAAGGCTTTATTCATTAATATTTATTATAAGTTCTATAATATATGCCAAATATTACATTACATATTCCAGAGAATTCTCGCTTTTCAAGTAGCCTAAATGAAATAGATTTAGCTATGAAGGAAATTTTTTTAAAGGAAATGCGAATTGCAGATCCTAGAGATAAATCACACAAACAAGATTCTAATGTAATTAATGATAATTGGTTATGGGAACCAGATCGTGTCTTTCAAGTAGATGAAATGACTACTGAAGATATTTTTGATACATGGTTGTTACGCTATAGTCAAACAAATAAAAATGTAGATGTTACATATCCATTATTGGCATATAAAGAAAATGATATAGAATCTGTATTCTGGGGAACTGGTAATCGTTATCATCAGCATTATATTACAGCTAATCCATATAATACTAGTATAGAGATTGGTGATACTGTTTATATTATAAATAAAAATGATAGTGCATTATTTGGTAAAAAATGTACGGTTAAAGATATAAAAGGTGCTGAATATATTTTGGCATATGAAGGTACTGGTAATACAATAGTAGATAAAAAAGGTAATCCAATTTTATTTCAAGCTGAAGATTTAAGACAAACAGGAGATAAAGCTCCGTTTGAATATAAAGCTAAGGGTATTAAAGGTACATATTCTGCAGTAGTACTCGTTGATAACAGAGACGAAGCACAATATATTAGAGATCATTTAATTTTAAGATGTAATGATGCTAATATTTGGTTTAAGTATACTTCACCTACTATACAAAATATTGAAAATCAAATATATACAGTATTTGAAATTCCAACCTTAGAAAGATACCCATCTGCCACTGATAGATTGAAAGGCAAAGGATATATTTATGGTGTAGGTTGGAATGTAAATGTTTGGGCAGCTCTAACAGATACAGCTCTTCCACAAAGTATAATTGAAATGATACGTTTAAATATCAAAGAAGATGCCGAAGAAAGATTTAGACGTTATATTATTACTTAATTATTAAATATATAAAATATTAACAGTTCTATTATAAAAGAAAACCAAAATTATATAAAAAGGTTATTAAAAAATGTTAAATCCTCTAAATAATGTTCGGTCTTTGAAAGATCCATTAAAACAGTTTGTTAGTACTTGGCAGTTTAGTTTTGATGCCCAGTCACCTTTAAATAATATCATTGATACAAAAGATTTGGAATTACGTTGCCAAACATATGGTTTACCTACATTAACTGGTGATGATACAACCGTAACTTGGGGTGGTTTTAAACGAGTATATGCAGGTAAACAAACCCGTCAAGGTACTTGGAAAGTTAACTTCGTTGAAGTTTGGGATGCACAAGTAATGGAAATGTTTAAACAATGGTTTAATATGTACCATCAATATAAAGAAGGTAAAATTACGTTGTTAAATACATATGCTGCAAATTGTAATATTTCTATTGTAAATCCTGATGTATATGATGAAGAAGAAGTTAAAGATAGATATGATATCAGATTATATGATGTATTTCCACTTAGTTTAGACATGAGTCAAATCGAAGCTAGTTCATCTGAACCTGTAACGATTGATGTAGAATTTAATTTCAATTTCTTCTTATTAGGTGATGAAATCTAATATTTAAAAATATAACCTTTTAATACCCTATACTTTCTATAGGGTATTTTATTTTATGATAAAGAAAATAATCAATTTTGGTTAGTTCTATAATATAAAAGTATACTTTAATCTATATTATATTAAGGATAATTATCTATGAAAAAAATTATTTCTCCTATCACAGGTAAATCAAAATATTTGCTTATAGAAAACTGTGAATTTATTTCTGAAGTTAAGATCTCTAACGATCTAAAAGAATCTTTAAAATTATCTGCGGGAAAAGCAGGTACATTAATTGTTAAAAATTTACCAGGTACCATTTTAAATCGTGAAAATCAAAATGGTCGTATTTATTCAACTGATGTATTAGCAGAAGCAATTCGTGAAGCTAAACCATTATTAGAAACAAAACAATTATTAAGTAGTGCACATGAACATCCAGAAGGTTCTTTTGTTGCTCCTACAGATGCTTCACATGTTGTAACTAATGCATATATCAAAAGAAATGTTAGAGTTACTGTTGATGGAGAAGAAGGCAATTTTGACATGCTTTTCTTAGACATTGAAGTATTAAACACAGACGAAGGTAAAAATTTACGTGCTTTATTAGAAGCAGGCTGTTCTGTAGGTACTTCTATCCGTGGTGTTGGTGATATGGAAGGAAAGTATGTTCGTAACTATGAATTTTTAGGTGTAGATTTTGTAGGTAATCCGAGTTCTTCTACATATACTCGTATGCCAGTATCTGAATCTGCTATTTTAGATGTTAAAGATCCTCGTTTATTAGCTGAAAAATTTACAGTAACAACTTCTTCTACTAATGTTACTCGTGATTTGGAACAAGCCGCTATGCTACAACAGCAATTAGAAGCTATTGGTTATGGTACAGTAACAAAAACATCTACTAAATTAGATCAAGAAACCGATCCAAAAACAGGTGCTCAAACATCTATTACTACGTTAGAAGCAGAAACTTCTGATGATGTATCTGATTTGGATCAAGCTTTACAAATGGCTAAAAATGCAATGCTAAATGGTACGGTTAATGTTGACAGTATTACTATTGAAAATATTCCAGAAGAAGGTCAAACTGAATCTGCTGAAGTTTGTAACTATGTTCCAGAAAAAGCAACATTAAAAGAAGAACCAGTTACAGAAGCTAAGAAAGAAGATGAAACAGATCCAAACTTAGGCAAAAAGTTTGTATTACATACTGATCGTGGTTTTGTAACTTTTGATAAAAACGCAATTGATTTCACAGATAAACCAGAAGATGCTTTACATTTCACAGAAGGTAAAGAAGAAAATGGTATGGTATCTATGTCTAAAGTTACAGAAATTTTAGATGCTATGGGTATTTTTGATGTAGAAAAATATTTTCAGAAAAGCAATATTAATTTAGGCAGTACTGAAACTTCTGAAAAAATGGAACCAGAAGCTTCTACAGAAGAAGCTACTATGACAGAAGAAAATGGTGCAAACACTAAATATGTTGCACAAGTATCTATAAACAGTGAAAATGGTTCAAATAGTGAAACTATTCCTGTATCTGCAGTTGATTTAGAAAGTGCTAAAAATGAAATTAGCAATTTATGGGATATGAAAAATAAATCAATCGAAGGAAATGGTTCTGTTGAAATTCTTTTAACTGATACAACAACAGGTGAACAATTACACTATAATCCACAAACACAATTATTCGAAGGTTCAATGACTGAAGCTAATGATGGTGTTGAAATTAAAAACAATAAAGTAATTAGTACTTTAGATGATGGTACAACAATTGAAAAAGAATTCGATTCTCCATTAGAAGCTAAAGTAAGCGTAGCAGCAGTTAATAATGATGAAGCAGATCCTAATATTTTAGTATCTGAAGAGGCTGATAATAAAGTTGAAAATCCAATTACATGTGCATGGTGTAAAGATACCTGTGAAGCAAGTGATTGTAAATTTGAATCAGATTTAGGTGTATTATGTGATCGCTGTCAACGCGATTTGGCTGCACGGGGTGTTGATTTAACCTTGAGTGATGAAGTAATTTGTGATGTTTGTGAAGAACAATTTGATCTAGATCAAGTATATGTTAACGGAACAGAAGTTATTTGTAAAACTTGTGAAGCCAAACGTTCAGGTGATTATCCATCCTTTGGTGAAAATTCTGTAGAAGAAAAATTATATAGTAAACCATCTGAACCTTCTGATGGATATGAAAAAGAAACTTTAGAAGATTCTGTTGATGACTTCTTAGTTACTTTAAGTAATATCGATTGGGATATTGATGCTATCGTAAATAGTGTCGACTTGGAACCTGGTGAAACTTATAAAGAAATTTTTGATGCATTACCAGATCCTTGGACAATCCGTTTGAATGGTATGGATTTAGATACTTGTGATGGTATTTATGAAATTAGAAAATTAATATTAGCAACAGCAAATAAACAAGCTCCTTGGGCAATCAAATCAGCATATGTTGATAAAATTGAAAATGCTAATACAGGAGAAGTTTATTATAGTAACACCGAAGAAGAGCAAAAGCCAGAAAGAGATTGGTCAGATGATGAAAAATTAGATGACACTTTGGCTATGTATCATAATGCTGGTATTGATGGATAATTGAAAAATAAGCAGTTCTATATATTACATATAGTAAAAAAGATTACTAATTTATTTCATGAAATAAACAAACTAGATTAACTAGAATATAAGGAAAATAAAATGACAAAAGCAGAAGCGATCGCAAAGATCAAAGAAAGCATGAAAGAATCTAATGTCTTGAATGTTACAAACGCAGAACAAACATTGGCAAATATCGATGTTAAACCAGTTGAAGATGTTAAACCAGCTGAAGATATGCCAAATTCTGAATTGCCAACACAAAAAGATGTTGAAAAAGTAGTTGCAGCAGCAGATGAACCATTGGTTGATGCTGACAAAGATGGTGTTTCTAAAAACGGCGGTGAAGAAGATTTGATCGATAATGATAAAATTGAAGCAGAACGCAAAAAAGAAGACAATGCAATGAAAGATGTTATCAACGTAGCTGATCGTAAAGTAGAAGAAAATACAGAAGTTCAAGCTGAATTGTTGAAACAATTAGAAGAAGCTACAGCACGTGAAGCTTCTTATAAAGCAAAAGTTGCTGAAATGAATGCATTGTGTGAAGAAGCATTAGCTGCACAAAAGAAAGAATTGTCTGATGCTCATACTCAAGAAATGGAAGCTTTCTTTGAAGCTATCATTGCTAAGGGTGAAGCATTTGAAAAAGAATTGACAGAAGCTGCAGAAAAGAATGAAAAAGCATACAAATCTGCAAAGAAATTGTATGAATCTTCTTTGAAAATGAACAAGATGTTGTTAGAAGCAGTAAAGAAATCTCAACCTGCTAAATCAATGACACGCTATGTCACTCCAGCTCGTCGTGCATTAGAATCTGTAAAATAAGTCTTTCTTGATTTATTATATTAAATATAAACCCCTATAATTTTTATAGGGGTTTTTAAGTTCTATAAAATATGAAAATAAATAAAGCAGTTATTTATAATAAAGAAAAGAAAGATTTTCGTAAGAAATTACAAAAATATAAGCAAACAAAAGATTTTAATTGTTTAGCTATAGAAACTCAACCAGAACAAAAAATTCCTAAAAAGAAAAGAAAACAAAAAATACCAAGAGTAAGTATTCCTCTTGATATATCTGTATTTTTAGTATTACTTCAGCGCTTATTAGATGAAAAAAAGATTACAAAAGAAGAAGTACAAGCAATAATAGATAAAATTCCAGATGGTACTTTTGTTAGTCCATTTAAATTAAATGCTGAAGCTACTCGTAAAGATTGTAAAGTATATTGGTTATATTTAATGCGTCAACATCAATTATATTGTGATATATGTGGAAATCTTATTACACAAATAAACGGTCCAATGAGATTATCATATGATCATATTTATCCAGAATCAAAAGGTGGTAGGACAGATGGTGAAAACGGTAGTCCTACACATCAAGCCTGTAATAGTTATAAAGGAGCTTATACTCCACAAGAATGGGAAATTGTTGGATTAAATATATTAAAAAAACATGGAATTTACGTAGATTTAACTCATTCTATTTATAAATATAAACAAGTTAAAACACATTAATTTTTATTTTTATTATAAGCTTGTTTTAATTTAGATCCATAATATTCTACTTGACCTGGACCATTATATATTGAAGCGAAAGTATTAAAATCTTTATTTTTTAATGCAGTATACATTTTGTTGTTAGATTTAATAAAATTACACATTGCCATTAATTGATTTCTTTCTGATTCATACATCGCTTTTACAAATTCTTGAACTGAATTATATCCACATGCTTTATAGTTAAATCCCATACATTGGCCCATTCCCCAGCTTGTTGCCATCATAGCACATTCTTCATCAATAGACTTAGCTAAAAGATATCTATTATACTCATTTAAACCAGTTTTATAATACTGTTTTGTCCAAGATTTATAGCAGATTGTTGGATATTTTTTGGCTATTTCTGGAGCATTTTTATGCTTGTTTTGGATATATTTATAAAAGATATGACCCTCTTCTAAAGTAACTGGAATATTTGGATCTTCTTTAAGGAAACCAGATTTCCCTCCAGCTTCTACAATAAATATTGCTTTTAATGCCGCTACTTCTATTCCAAATTTACTAGCTAATTCTTTAAAATCGTTTTCGGTAATAAATTTTTGCATTTTTTCTTTTTCTGGTTCTGGTTCAATAGGTATAATAGGTACCGGAAGAGGTTCTGGTTTGGATTTAAATAAAGATTTTATCCAGGTAAAAAGTTTCATATATATTAGAACTTTATAAGGTTCTATATAGAAAAGGCATTTAAAATTGACAAAAAACATTCCCATTACTCCGGAAAGTACTTCTACTCAGAATAAATTAAATCAAAATGTTTATACAATAACGCAGCTTAATTGTTTTGTAGATGGAGAAGAAGTGAGTTGGCGAGAAGTTAAAAAGACATTAAATAATGAACATATTGATGAAATAAAAATATTTGGTATATCAAATAAACTATATAAAGAAATAATAAATTATCTTAACGAAGAAGGCATTAAATATATTACATACGGTAGATCTAGAATAGTTTTAAACTAAAATGGAAAAATTAGAGTATACAAAATTTATAAATATGATATTCTAATAAATATGAAAACAGTATTCTTAAGAGATTATAAGCAAGTAATAAATAAACATCCAAAAAGTTGGAATTTGCCTTGTTCTTTACCCCGTGATTTAGATTGTGGTGAATATATAAATGAAGCGTCTATTTCTAAAATAGACACTAGTTTACATACTATCGAATGGAAAGTAAATAACGAGACATATTGGACTCATTTTGATGAAGTTTATATTGTTAAGCCGACTAAAATTTTAGGAAAAACTTATATACATAACTTTAAGGAGGTATAAATGTCTACATATCCATCTAATTTTTATGCCGATTCTTCAATCGAACCAGAAGAAGTATTAGAATATGTAAAAGAAAATGAAGAATGGTTTTTAGAAGAATTACGCTTAGGCAATGGAAGACTTTTAGAAATGTCTAGAAGCATTCAAAATATCTTAGATAATAATGATTGTGTTAGACGGGTAAGAGATCATATTGATTCAAAAGATTTAACCAAAAATGCTATTGAATTATATGAAAAATTAGTAGATATTAAAAGTACCTTAGATAGTATATTATAATGATAACAGACGAACAATTTATTAATGCACATAACTATGCATTTGATTTAACACCAAGAGCTAGTTTTAGACAGAGAATGGCAGCCGTTATTTTAAATTCAAAAGGTGAAATAATTGCTGAGGGTGTTAATGAATATAATCCATATTGGTATATGACACCAGCACATGGATATAGAAAAGATCAAACAGGTGTGCATTGTGAATTAGCAGCAATTCGTAATTTTTGTATTCAACATAATATATCAGATAAGAATGAAAATAAATTTTTTAAAGAATGTAGAAAACAAGATTTTAATACAATTATTGTAGTCAGGCGTAAAGGAGGAATTTATTCATTAACAAGAGGAAATAGTAAGCCTTGTAATGCTTGCCAAAGTTTTTTAAAAAAATGTGGAGTTAAGTATATGGCTTATTTCGATGAAAAGACAAACCATTATATAAAAGAAAGAATAAAGGAGTAAAATATGTCTTGTATTATGACGGTTTTAACTGTAATGTCTGTATTTTCAGCTGGTCAATGGAATGATGTAGAAATATCATCAAAATCTAAGTTTGTATATAATATGCATGAACAAGTATCTTCTAAGATAGAAATGATAACAGATACTTATCGTAAATCAGAAACAATAGCAGTTACTTGTGGAGAAGAAGTAAAAGCTAATACTACGACTAGTTTAGAAGAACATAAATAATGATTATTGGTTTAGATCTTGATAATACAGTATTTGATGCAGAACCTATTTATAAGATGGGTTTTAAGTATTTTCATAAATATAAATATACACGACCTTCAACTTGGTATATTTATGATTGTTATCCAAAAGAAGTAGCAGATAAAATAATTGAGTATTTCAAGACTAAACCTGGATACGAAACAAAGCCTTTTAATCCTAGATATTCTTGGTTAATTTGGGAATGGCAACAAAAATATGATTTAAAGGTTATAACATCTAGATCTACAGATTATGGAGAATGTTACTTTTTTGGTGATATTATTCGTAAAAAAGTTAGCTTTGCTAAAATGTGGACTTATGAACAATTGGAAAAATATGGTATGCGCGTACCTATGGATAATATTATAGATTTAGGTACACATACTAAAATAGATACTATTAAAGAACATAAAGTAGATTTAATGATTGATGATAGTCCATTAGTTATACAAGAATGTATAGATAATGGATTGGATTGTGTCATGATAAGTAATGCAAAAACTCCTTATAATCATTATTTAAGACCTAATGTACAATGGGCAAAAAATCTATTCACAGTAGCTAAAATGAAACAATTATAGGAGAAGTTAATGTTAGAATTTTATTGTTCATATGATGGCATAGATATTTGGAAAGAAATAGATACCAAATTAGGTGTTATTAAATTTATATTTTATTTAAATAATGAAAGCTATTCTACCGATACCATAAGTAAAGCACATTCTTTAATTAGTTTTGTTAAACTGTCACAATTACAAGATACAAAAACAAATGAGTCTAAACATGCCAAAACCTTATAATTTTGCTTTAAATATAACAGATGCAGATATTGAAAAAGCATTTAATGATCAAGATTGGTTAAATAGTGTTGCAAGTGCTACTTTATTAGGGGTAGCTTATGCAACAGAAAATACTACATTAAATAAAACTCCAGAAGATATATTACACGAAATTATTAATTATAATATTATAAAACGTTTACAAAGTGTATTTTTAAGTAAAGCACAACCTTTACCAAAACTCATAGAATGGGATAATACTACAACTAGTAGCTTTGCTTATGATAGTTTAGAAAATATCTTAATTCAAGCACTGTTATTAAAAGAAGCAAATAAATTTGAAGATAAGATAGCATTTACTATATCTATTAAAAATGATGTAATAAAGAAAAGTATATTAAACTGGCTTGAAGAATTTAGAAAAACTTATGTGATGTTTAAAATTACATGTAAAGTAATTAAAGATAAATATAAAATTGTAATTAGTTAATAATTATTTCGTAATATTTCTGTTTTTAAATATTTTATAATTTCAGGAAAATTATTAACTTCTTCTTGTGATAATGTTAATGTTTTATCATTAAATGTTAAAGTATTATTAAGTAAAGTATATTTACCTAATACAAAATCCTTTAAATCTTCCTTAGCGATATAAATTTGATTTTTTTTATTATTTAATAATTTAATACCTGTTTCATCTAAATTTATTATACGCATGAAGTACTCCTTTTATATTTTTAATATAGTATAACTAATGCTAAAAATACATGTAAAAATTTCCATTTATATAAAAAAATAAACCCCATTTCTGAGGTTTATTTTAATTTTTATTTATGCTTCAAATTAGTCAGCACTTGAAGATACTGTAACATCGGCATCTGCACCTGTTACTGTGGTATTCAAGATAATACTTTCTGCTGCATATACAGGTGTAATAATAACATCAATTACTAATTGATTGTTTTGAATTACAATTGGAGTATTATTTGAGTTATCACAAATAACTTTATACGCAGCGATACCATTTGCTGCTAAAATTGTATCTAAGAATTGACTAAATTGTAATGTAATTTGCATACGTTCATATGGAGTATTATTTTCAAACAAATGCCATCTTGCTGCATCACGTAAAATTGTTTCAATATAAATTACTGTACGAGCAACATTAATACGATCTAATGCAGATGGTTTAGCTTGTAATGTTCTTTGACCCCAGTTTACATAACCTGCAGCTGTATCACGAACAATACAATTGATTTGATTGTCAGCATATAATACACCACCAATTTCTGAATCATAAGATTGTGTTAATCCTGTAGGAGAAACTGTAGATGAACCAATAATACCACGATTTGGACCAGCTGGTGCATTCCAAGGATCGCCTGCTTGACCAATCAATTTAGCAATAAATGCAGATGGACACATTATAAAACCTGCACGGCCTTGTACTGAATCATATGTACGTACCCATGGAGATGATAATGCGCCACGATATGTTGTCATACCTAAAACATTTTTTCTCCAATCGATTGCATTATCAGCATCAGTTTGTGACATTGGAATATCAAACAAACAGAAACAATCACGACGTTTTTCTGCAATTTCTAGCATTTTTTCTTGATAACTTGTATCAGAAGCATTTGAATAACCAGAATTCATTAATAGAGATACATTAGTTTGTGTACGATCTTTAAATGCATCCCAACCGGCATTTAAATCTTTGCTTGCTGGTTTGCCTCCAGATTGACCACCTTTTAAGGAAATACCACTATCTGTTTTTTCGGCTAAAGTAACTTCTAATACTTCATCTTCTTCTAATGTATCTAATAAGAATGGATTAGTATAAATTTTAATATAATTAGAAGATCCATTAATTACATCTTCAACAAATGTTGAATCACCATAATTATCTTTTGCTTGATAAGTTGTACAGAATTGATATGTTTCTACTTTAGTAATCACACGACCAGAAGTAGCATATACATCAACCTGGAATGTACGATGATCTGGATTAGGATAGTTACTTACTTTACCTGTATCCAAATTTGTTGGTGTAATAACTTGACTTTCTGAATCATATGGAGCAGTATATGTAAAAGTAATTGTATGAGCATCCGCATCAAATGCATTTACTATATATAAACCACCTTGTACTGTATATAATACACGAGAAATTTCAATTGTAGAACCTACAGCTAATTCTTTAAATACTTCACTATTAACACCTGTTATAACAGCTGTATAAACATTATCAGATACTAAAGTATATTCAATCTTTTTAAATAAATATGCACGATTTTCATTGATTGTACTATCAGTTAAACGAACACTTAAATTTAAATTATTAGGATTGTTTGCAACAACCATTAATGCATCATTTAAATTTAAATTGCTTAATTGAATTGTAAATGTAGCACCTGTAGCACCGGCTGAACCACCAGAAGCTGTAACAGGATTAACTAAACTATCTGCATAAGTTTTACTTGCTGCACCTTCTGAAATCAATTCAAAACCTGTGATAATACCATTATCACCGATTGAAGTTACTTTTACTTTGGCTGCAGTAATATCTAATGGTAATAATAATTCATCATCTACTGCATAACCAGTACCACCAGCTGTTAATGCAATTGTTTTAACATAGTAATTTTGATATGTAAATAAACCTGTTGCATCTTCAGTTGTTAATACATTATCAATTTCTTCTACATAATAACCTGTACTTTCTTTAGCAGTTGGATTACCTTTTGCTGCAATACCTAAAGCTGCATATTTAGCATCATCTGCTTCATGCGCACCTTCTTTACCTGCTTTAACAACACGAACAAAATAATGGCTATCAATTGATTCAGAAGCAACCGCTAATGAATAACCTGCATAACCATATTTGGCTGCATTTAAAGCACCAAAGATAGATGTATAATTTCTTAATGATGATAAAAACGTTGGCGTATTAATTGGACCGAATTCTGCTTCGCCAACATAAGCGCATGATGTTACTGAATTTGTAGCCACTACACCAGACAAGTCGGTTATCTTTGTGTACACATTAGGCCATTTATAGTTTGCCATTATTCAAATCCTTATTCTTTTTTGTTCTAATTTTCTTAGTTATATATTAGAACTTTGTTGATTTTGCTATAGCTTTATTTTATAATTTATTTTTATTAGCATTATAAAACCTATCATATAGAACTTATATGATAGGCTTAATTTAGTAAATTTTGGATTGATAAATTAGATATTTTCAGAAGGATTATTTTTAATTTCATTAATTAAATCATTAAGCTTCTGTCTAATATTAAAAGATACAATATAGTTATCATTATCGGGATCTTCAATTAGATTAGTTAAAGTTTGTAAATCTTTTTCAAGATCCATACGTTTTATTTCCTGTTGTATATTAGCCATATTCTTTTCAAAATCAGCTTCTTCAATTATTTTTTGTTCGGCTTGTTCTAATACTTCTGGAGCTAAATTTAAACTTGCTAATAATTTATCAACGTCTTCTGCATATATATAAGCAGGATATTCACTATCTTCTAATTTTTCTACTGTTTCAAAAGGAACTCCAACTTCACGTAATACATCCAAAATATTTTCAAAATCAAATTTAGTAAAAGCGCTAGAAGCTTTTTCATCAACAGATTCTTCGATGACTGCTTCTCCTACATCTTCACCTGTTTCAGTTTCTTTTTCACCTTTTTCCATATCTTCTTGATATGCAGGTAACTTTGAAACTAATTCAGTTAATTGACCAAGGTGTTTCTTTTCTTCTGCAATAATATCTTCAATGACTGGTTCTGCTAATTGTTTAAACCAATCTTCAGATGTAAAAATCAAATCGGATATTTGTGTATATTGATTAATAGCATCTGTTTCTGCTGCTACTGCAGTTAAAATGCCTTCTTGAGCTAATTTAGTAACATCTTGTTCATTACTAATTTGCTTATCTAAAGGATTAGCTGCCATACCTTCTACTAATTGCACTTTAGGAATAAATTTCATTTTTTATTATCTTTATTTATCAAATTTATAAGCTTTACCATCACGCTTTAATACAACTTTTTTATCTGTATTTGTATCAATTTCAATTTTTTCTGGTAAATCTTTTTCATCGATGTTTAGAATAATATAAGATGGTTCTTCGTTTGCATCGACATCTTTATTAACACTTAATTTAGGTGCTAATTCTGGATCAACCGCGTTTTTTACTGCATTTAAAATATCACTTGCATTTAAACGTTTATCTGGATTATATGCTAAATTACCAGCATAATCAGATTCGGTTAAGACACTTTCTAAAATATCAGCAATACGATGGAATTTTTTGTTTTCTTTACCTAAGTTTACTAAATCTTCTAAAGTAGGTTCTTCTTCTGTTGTAATTGTTAATTCAACAGCTGCGTCTTCACAATTACAATTATCTACTTTATTTTCAAAATCTGTGTCATTCGACATTTTTGCTGTATTGACTAGATTTTCATGATCAGTAATTTCTTCGGGAGCAAATTCACCAGGATTGGAATTGGCCATACCCATATCTTCAAATACTGTAGTATTTTGTGCAATCATTTCTTTGGAACTTTCGCGACCTTCTTTTAAATAAGAATGGGCTACTTTAATTAATTCTTCTTTAAGACTCATTTTCTTTGCCTTTATTAAAAACTTTCTTATATTTGTACGGTGATTTGTAAGTATTCTTTTTTTCTTTACGCTCCCTATCCCGTTCATAGCGAGACATGAAAGTTACAAACTCACGATAAGTCATTTTTGGCAATGTAATATCGCTAGCCATAATTTTCCTTTAATCGTTTATAATTAGAACTATACTAAATCTAAGTTTTGTTATTAATTCAACTTAATGTTTAACAAAGCCTGGACATAGAGTTATTATTTTTCCTTTTTTTGATTTCGCATAAATAGCAGCAGTAGGTTTTCCTTCTCGTATCCAATGTTCTACTAGATTAATATGAAAATGATTAAATATATTGTGTGATTCTGTAAAATGTTTACAAGAGCAAGTTTTTGGAGATAATGTAACATATGTAGATTCGATTAAAACACCACGGATTTTTTCATCGATCCAATATCCTTCTACTTTATCATTAATAATATTTTCACGGATCATATACATAAAAAACCTCTACAAAAATATAGAACTATAAAAAATCCCTAGATTTATAAAAACCTAGGGATTAATCTTATTTATTTAAAAATAATTAAGCTTTGAAATAACGTTTTGTGAAGCGTTTTTCATCACCAGATTCAACGATCCAGTTATCAGCATCAACACCACTTTCTTTGACACATACGTTTTTACCCAATACTGTATCAAATACACGGCAGCCTTCAGCCAATGTACGATTACCAAATGAACCAGCAATCTTTGCAACTGTAGATTCTGACAAGTTAGCAGCTTTCAAAGATTCAACCATCTTCATATAATCTGCACCTGACATTTCAGAAGATTCATAGCAGCCCAAAGCTTCTTCTACTGCATCTTCCATAGCCATTTCATCGTCAGATAAAGGTTCATCCATCAAAGATTGTGCATCTGCTGGAACATTCATCAAATCTTCATCAGATTCAAATGTTGTTTCAGGATAAATCATACCTTGAGAAGCAGCTTTATCGAAATAACCGATCATTTTGCCGTCTTTATCCAATGCTTTTTCAACTTCACCAGGTTGTACAGAACCGCCTAATTCAGAAACACGAGCAACGAATTCTTCATAACCAAAGTAAGGTTCTTTTGCAACTGTTTCTGCAGATAATGTAGCCATATCGATTGGTTCTTCATCATCTTCATCAACTAAGATAGATTCGCAAACCATAGATTTTGTAAATACAATTGGATTTGCAGCAAATTTATCAAATTTTGCTTGAACAGATTCTTTTTTGGTAACGGAGCATTCACCAACTTCAACTTCAGATGATTCTGGTTCTTCGTCAGCTAATTTGCCAATAACATCATCAACTTCTTCACCACCCATTACTGTGTCAACTGCATCTTTAGTAACGAATTCAACATCACCTAATTCATCAGAAGAAACTACAGTATCAGCAATTTTAGAAGCTAAGTCTGCATCAGAAATAACAACAACAGCTGCTGCATTTGATTTTACTGCTAAATCACCTTCTGGTGTAGCACCTAAATCAACCATATCACCTTTGTTTAATTCAACATCACCTTCGTCTGTTTCTAGAATCAACTTCTTTGTAACAACCCAAGCTTTTGATTCACGCAATGCTTCGCGAGCAAGACGAGCTGACAAACGTTTCAAATATTTTGCCATTTTAATTTTCCTTATGTGTTAATATATTATAAATTAATCAAGACTTGAGCGTAAAAGAGTTAAACTAGTAATCTATATAATTAGAACAGCTTATTCTTAAAAATTTTATATTATTTTTTACTAAATCTATAGTTCTATTTTATATAAAGGAGTATAAGATGAAAAAAGAAACTTTTCAAAAAATGATTGATAGTTTAAATATCCTAGTTATCCCAGTCGCTGCTGTTGCTAGTATTTGGGGTTTTGATATTTCAGTATATATTGCAGGTGGTGTTGCTGCAGTTAATGGTGTATTGGAATATCTTAAATTGTTCTGCAAAGAATAATATTATTAACGTTTTAATCCTTTTGTTAATAATAAAAAGCGCTTTTTACAGCGCTTTTTTTATTCAATAGATTCTATTAATTGTTTTATTCTTTCTTTTATATTTGCTAAACTTTCAAATTTTGGTGTATATGTAATAATTTCATAATTGGAATTTTCATTATTAGATCTTTTATAACGTTCAGCTGCTTTATAAGCATCTTTATAATTATTAAATACATACTTATTATTTACATCATTATTTGTATGTAAAGTACCATTTTGTGTATTCATAGTTAAATATGTATTATATCCACCGCCTAATGTGAATTTAACATAATACTGTTCATTCATGATATTATTCCTATTAATTCCATTGTGCAAGACTTAATACAGCATGTTGTTTTAATGAATCAACATCTTCTTTTAATTTATCTAGTCTTGCTTGTAAAGCTTCTGTACTAATTTTGAAATCACCATCTAATTGTACACCACTTCTTGCTTGAATAATAGATTCGATAAAACGGTAAGAAATAAATTTTAATAAATGATTTGCTTTCGAAGGTTCAACATATTCTGGAGAAGTAAATCCAATAGCTAAATCCCAAGATAGCATACCAAATCCCCAAGGAATTAATACTTCAATTCTATCTTTCATACGGTTAATGGTATATCTTGGTTGGCCTGTAGATAAATCATCTAATGTATTACTTAATACAGTACTCATCAAATCATAATTAGAATTATTACCTACTTGTACACCAAACATTTGCATTGACCACATACTAGGATTTGACCAAGTATTCCAAGCTGGTCTTTCAACTCTCATAACGCCTAAGAAATATGCATTTTGTAATTGATCAACCGGTACTGCAGGAGACGCTTTAGATAAGGCATCTTCAAATGGAATAACTAACATTCCATTTTCCATAGTAGGTCTAACCATACTACTCCAATTAAAAGTAGACATATAACCACTATCTGAACTATAAGCTGTACACATAGTTGAACGGAAAGGAAATACACGATAATAATCTAATGTACCTAAAGATATTGCCGCTTCTTTTAATAAAGTTTCTTTTTCAGATATAGCCAAATTAGGATTAGCTACATCTAAAGCTATTGCATTATCAATAAGAGTTTTAATAGGATAAAAATTTGCCATTTTTTAATTTCTTTATATTGTTAATTAAAATGCTCTTTCTTGTTTTTCTACATAGTCAATTGCTTCTTTTGTTAAAGCAGCATCAAATTCTTCATCATCTTGTTTATCTTCTGGAATAAAATCCCATAAACATTGGACTGCACCATCTGCTCTTAGTTTTTCTATGTATTTTTCACATAAATAATTCCACATTTCATCTTCATTATATTCGTAACAACCACTTCCTTGAGCTAACGCTGGTTCAAGACCATATGGATTTGGATCCCAATGAGCTGTACTTAAATTGTCAGCTATTTCAAATTGATCAACCTCACTTTCACTTTTTTCTATTTCTTGAATAATAGCATCTTGTAATTCTGGCGTAAGATGTGTATAAACAATTTGTGGTTTTGTAATTTCTTCGACTAACTGTCTAAATTTACTCATTTTTTAATTTCCTTATTTTATTTAGAACTTAAAACTTTTTACTATTTAAGCCGCATACGGATCTGAATCTACTCCATAAATATCTCTACCCCGTGCTTTTTGCTTAAAATATTCATCACTATCATATTGCATACTATCAGGAGCATATTTATATTCTTCATAAGTTAATAATGGATCTTCAAACCAACGATTAAATTCGTCTAAATTAAACCATTCAATAAATTTTAATCCATTTTCTTCGGCTACTTTTCTTTTAATAGGATCTGTAACTGTCCATTGTTTTAAAGCCCGCTTATAATAATCACCCTCTTGTGATTCTAACCATTTTACATCTGCTTGGCAGTTAGGATCAGTTGGATCATATTTTCTTCTTCCATGCGTCCATACTTTACAATAATTCATAAATAAATCTTCAGATGGCACATAAAAATCTGCTTGGAAATGTCTTTTGGTTTCAGGATTTACAAATCTATCATCTGTATATGATATAATTACATCTGGCCATTTTTCTTTTAATTTATCATAAATATAACTTTCATCTTTAGATGAATTATATCCTGATTTTTTATCAAACACTTTTTTATCACCCTCATCTAAGGTATTAAAAGAATGATCTTGACTTAACCATTGTTTTATATCATTTAAATTTTCAAATAAGTCTTTAAATTTACTCATGCATATTAACCTATTAGTTTACTAAAGTCATCTTTACCTGGTTTTGTTGGTTTTAAGTTTTCATAACCAGGATAAGGAACAAACCCACGATAACCTACTTTGCCTTTATTATCAAATCTTTCAATTATATAACTTCTTAGATTTGGATCATTGTATTTTCTTAATGCAGTTAATACTAGATCTTTATGCCCTTTTAATAGAGGCTTATAATTTTCATTTTGTGAACGATGAAAATATTCAATTAAATCTACTGGAAATTCATCTGGATATTCATTGTTTACAGTACTTAACATCGTTTCAATTACAGCATCTGGAAGTATTTCAAATCTACCAATACCTGCATTTAATGTTTTACGTGCATTTCTTAAATCCAAAGTTCTGTATTTAACCGTATCTAATTCTGCATCTATATTCTGTGGTTGATTTACTAATTCTTTAATCTCACCAATATTCATTAAATAAGGGCGTTCATCTGATTCATATTCTTTAACCCATAAAGAATCATTATCTGATAATTTAGTTATATCTGGAATACCAACTATTGTAAATTTATGTCCTCTTTTACCATTTGGATCATCTTTTGCAGATTTATATTTTTCTTTATTATAATAAGATAATTCTGTAATAGGAACAGTATAAAATTTAGGATCAATTCCAATTTTTGGTAAATATACATCTTTTATCAAATGAGCATCTTTAGTACTTACTTTACTTGTATCAGCTTCTTCTAAGGTATTCTCATCTAATTTTTTAGATATTTCTTTCCACCAATCCATTGCAAGTTTTAAGATAATTCTATCATCATTTAAAGCTTTGTTTTCTTTACTTTGTTTATACCATTCTGCGCATTGACGATTGAACAATGTATTTATAATTTTACGTTCATCTGCATCTGGTATTGCATCAATTTTTCTTTTATATATACTTAATGGAATATCATGTTTAGCTATCCAAACAATTGGAAAATTAAGTAAATCTTTAGCAGCAAAACCTTCTTTAGCTTTTTTATAAAGTTTTTTCAATACTTCTTCACGAACTTTATCTGATAAATCATTTAAACCAAACAAATATTCATAATCATCTACCCATTTTTCAAAAGCTGCTTGTTCTTTTGTCTGTTTATCAATTTCTGCTTTGTTTAATTGCTGTTTAACTATATCCCGTTTTTCTGTAGTATCTAATGATAGATCTGGATTATTTTTACCTAAATCATAAATAAGCATTTCATTTTTAGGATTATTATAAATATCTTTTATAAAATCATCTACAGATATAGTTCTTTTTGTACCATTATCAACTACATAAAAGTTTCCTTCGGGTATACGTTTTTCTTCTATATCTACTATTTCTAACGCATCATCTGGTGACACTTGTCTTGGTTCATCTTTTTTAGCAGCTGTAAAATAAGGACTAGTTTTTACAGGACCTCTAACAACAATTAAGCCTTTTGTAGAAGGATCATATAAACGTAAATGAGAATATACAACAGATGGATTAATTCCATGATCAATTAAAAATTCCATCATATCATGTGTATTAAGAGCAGCTTCTGTTGCTAAAGTTTTAAATTTATTCATTTTATTTAGTCCTTATAAATAAGTTTCTAATGATTTTGTTATTGTACTTGGTTTTTTAAGATCATCTTTTAATCTTTTATAAAACTTTTTGATTTCTTTATCTAATTCTGGTGAATATGTATCATATGTATCTTTCCATTTTTTTAATTGATTATCAAAAAGTTCACGGTATTTTTGTTTAATTGGCATACCTTTTGTATCAAGATCTCTTATATTACTAATCTTTTTATCAATTAAGTCTAAGGTAGGAACATCTTCTCCTGCTACTTTTGTTGTAACTAACGCGTTTATAATCTTTTTCCAATCATCAAAATCTTGATTTTCAGAATCTTTTTGTTGATTAAATATATCCACGCTGTTTTTATAATCAGTTTTTATTTTAGAAGCTACATCTCGCCAAGAATTATTGCTATTTGCCAAATATTTATTTTTTAAATTTTCAAGATCTTTTTTAATTTCTATTTCTTTACCTTTAACTAGAGGAATATTAAGTCTTGAATCAATATATTTATTTAAAAATTCAGCTTTATCATTTTCATATTCTTTTTGCTGTTTTTTACTTAAACCTTTTTTATTTAAAAGATCTTCAAAATTAATTAATTCATTATTTGTTATTTGGTTTATTTTATTTTCACTAGCAAAACGAATTGGAAAATTACTCCAATCAGATAAATCTTTTATTAAATCTTCTTTATCATTTTTATAGTTATTAATTAAAATATTTTCAAAACTATCTCTAACTTGTTGGGCTTTATCAGCTGGTAATATAGTTAATAAATTTTTTAACTTTTCTAAATCTTTATCTTTTAATACATTTAATTCTTTAGCTTGATTAATCAAATGTGGAATACCAAAATCTTTTAATACTTCTTCTGGTGTTAATTCTCTTCCTTTTTGATACATTGAATCTTTATTAACTTCTTTCCATCTTAAATATATTTTAGCTCTTTCAGATAAAGAATAATTACCTAAATCATATATATCATAATATTTACTTTCCCAATCTAGATATGCTTTTTCTAAGTTTTCTTTTGCTAACATATCAAAAGCAAGCATAAATTCAGGATCTTCACTATGCGTTTTTTCAAATTTTTGTAATATATTAGCATTTTCAGGTGAATTAATCATACGTTTAAACATATCAACAGTTATATAATATGATTTACCATCTTTATATACAATTCCAGAATCTGTTATATTAACAGGAATTTTTTCAGTAACAATAACTTTATCTGTACCTTTTGGTGTATCAGTAGTTTTTTCTATACCATTTAATACTAAAAGTGTCTCTACTGGAGTATCTTCAAAATTTGGAAGTGTAATCAAATTTGATTTATTATTTAAAGTATTGTGCCATTTTGGTTTACGTTTATCAGCTAAACCAGGATGAATTCCATGTAAAGAATATGCTAAACGTTCATCTAAATCAGCAATATCTTTATTACTATCTATATATGCTGATTTATTTAAATTTAATTCATCATCTTCCTTTAAATCTTCTATATCATCATTAGTTAATTTTTTATCTAAACTTTTCAACAATATATTTGTTAAAGGTTTTGTAAACGCAGGTGATATTCCGAGTAATGAAGATATACCAACGTTAGATAAATTATTTGCTATATTGTTTTGTAAAGCAGTAGTAACTACGCTATCTTCAGTTTTCTTTTTTCTAAATTTAAACTTAGCATTTTTATATTTTTCTGGATTTGTTTCTTTTAATTTTTTAGCCATGGCTTTAGCTAAAGGTAAGGTTCCAGCTATATATTGTTCAATCTTTCCATTAGATAAAGTAATAGTAATAATATAATCATCTAAACTATTTTCATAAAGCGAATAAGTACCTAAATCACTTAATATGTCAATAATTGCTTTTGGATGTTTGTTTTTTAAATAAAAGCAGGTTTTTTCTACTAAGGGATTATCAAATTTATCTATGTTTTCTAATATATACATTAAAGGCTTTTGATTATTTTCAACTACTTTGAAATATATATCATGTCCAGTACTTTCTACTTTAGAATTTAGCATATCACAAGCCTTTTGTAATTCTTGTTTTACTTCACTTGAAAAAGACAAACCGTCTTCACTGCTTAAAAGATCTTGAATAGTAGTAAGAGCATCTTTTGGACTATCTTTACAATCAGCTAAAAGATCATTAACAATTTCTTCTGCGGATTTGTTTAAAAATTTATCTTCTGTAATTTTCATTATATTATTTCCTCTAATGCTTCTAATGATAACTCTTCACTTGCACTACTATAATATGCTTTTTTTAAACGATCTAAATATCCAAGATTACGTAATTTTTTAAATAATGCATTTCCTTGGCCATATTCGCCGTCTTGTTTTAAACTTTCTTTACGAATATTATATAGTTCAGTCCAAACTTCACCAATTCTTTTTGAATCACGAGTTTCAATAGCATCTTCTATTTTTTGAACTATTTCATAATATTGTTTCATGTCAGGTCTTGGTAATAATTGTTCTGCATATTCTGGTTGTACTAACCATTTATCATTTACTACTGAATAAACTGCAGAAGATACAATAGGTTCATTTAAATTTTCAACACCTACTTCTACTGGCATACCTTTAATACGAATTTCATAATCATTATTAAATACCTGTTTTTTGGCAATAAAGTATTTAATTAATATTTCTGCATTGATACCAATTTCTTCAAAATTATAAACTAAATGTAAATCAATATCTGATAAATCATTATAATTAAAGTTTGCACCACTACCTGTAAAATAAATATCAACAGGTTCAATTGCAATACCTAAATCAGTTTTAAATTTATTAGCAATTCTTAATAAAGCTTCTCGTACTTCTGGTTTTAAATGTGTACCTGCAAACAAATCTTGATTCAATTGTTCATGTACCCAACCCCAATGTTCATCCTGTTCAGTCATAAAAGTACCAGACATTGTAATAGCACCAGGATTAGTAATAACACCATCAATAGGTTGATATAAATATCCTAACATTGCTCCATGATTTACATGTTTACCTGGAGCAATTTCATCTACAATAGGAATACCATCTTTCCAACTAATTCTTTTTATAGTATTTTCACAATCACAAGATTCTGATTTTAAATCATTTGGATTACCATTTACAAATTTAGCTCTATAACCTTTAATATAATTAGTTGGTAATTCACCCCAAGATTTAATTTCATTTTGGTCTTTGTTTGCTTTCTTTTGATTTGCTTGTGATTTTGCATAACCTAAATATGATTGTAAATGTCTTAATTTTTGACGTAACCTATCATTGATTTCAAGATAATCATCTACTGTTTTATATGGGCTAGCTTCATTATTTGCAATTAAACCTTCCATATCTTCAATTGCTTGATTAATATCTTTTATTTTAGAGTTATCAGTATTTAATAATTGTACACTATTTAACAAATCTTTTTTGGCTTGCTTAATTTTAGAAACAGCTTCTGTTCTATCTTCTGCTGACCATGTTTTTAGAGTATTTTCATAATCAGGATTTGATTTACCATCCTGTAAAATAGCAATATCATTTTCATAACGTTTTAATATATTTCTTGTTTTTTTATTAACGCGTTCTTCTCCACCTGCCCCTTTAATTAAATTAAGTGGATTTTTTGATAAATTTGAAATAGCTTTTCTATATTCATCCGATTGTTGTTGTAATGGGACTACATCATCTTCTGCAGCAATATCAGCCATATGAGAAACCAAATAATTATCTATTTCATTATTTATTTGTTTATCTTTATGTTGTACAAGAGCTTGTGGATTAATATCAATTTTTTGACCTTTGTTAGCCTCGTCATTCCAATTAACAATACTATTTCTATTTACAATTAATGGTTCATCTTTTGCATCCCAACTCAATAATCCGCCATTGGCTTTTACTTCATCTGTGTTATGTCTAACTATTCTACCATCTACTCTAATTAAAAATTTATTTGGAGCATCTTCTTCACCGAAATATGGATGAGCTTTTAATTTATAAGCACCACGCGCAATTTCTGAATATAAATCATAAACAAAGTTAGGATTACTTCTTAAATAATCATTAGCTCTAATTACATCTCCGTTAAATGGAATGTTTTTCATTACTAATGGTTCAATATCTGAACGAATAGTACCATCATTATTTAATGGAATTATTTCTACTTGATGTTTTCCCCAATCTGGATTTATATAACTATATGTATGCTCTTCTGTAATTACTGCTTCATCTTTCTTTTGATTAATACCAACAGAATTAGGATCACCTTTACGCTTTTCGCGATTTAATTGAGGAATATCATTAAGTAATTGAGTATAATAAGGATTTAATAAATTATTTCCTTTCCATTTTGAAAAAGCTGTACTATACATTAAATAACCATCTAACACAGTTTTTGCATGTTCTTCAATCCAATCAAAAACTTTCTTTTCAAAAACTTTTCTAACAATATACCCACGATCTGACATTTTTTCATAAAATTCTTTTTTATCGTGAAACATACCTGAAACAGTTTTAAAGACTTTGTCTTCTGGATCTAATACAATACCTGTATAAGGTTCATATGCAGAATTATCAGCATATTCAGTTAAATTAACATCTTCTAATTTTGGAAATAACTTTATACTCATAATAAAAAAATCCTATCATAGGTTATTATCTGTATATAGAACTTGAAATTACCTTGTTTTAATTGCTAATTCAAATGAAAAAGTGCCAACAATGGCACTTCTTTAATTACATAGACTCTCTAAATTCTTTATAGGTATTCGTAATACGGCTAATATAAAACTTTTAACATCAGTAGTTAATCTGTTATTGAATATATCTTCAATTGATTTAAGTTGTATATAATCAGTTTCGTCAATATATGGTTTAATATTTTCTACCGTAACTTTATCCAATTGTAATTTACGAATGATACTAACTGTTAAAAATTCTAATTTTGTTCTAGGTTTTTTCATCAAATGCCCAAAAGCTTTGTTCCAATCTGCATTCTCTTTGGCCGAATTGGTTTTTACTTTAACTTTTACATTAATACTTACTTTTGGAATTGAGCGTTTGTCTAAGAATGGATTTACTATTGGCATAAAAATTAGTCCTTTAACTTATAAATTTTGAAATTTTGTATAAATGTCATCTTCTGTAGCATCAAATAATTCATTTTCTACATTAGTTGCATTTAAACATCCTGGTATTACTTTAGAGAAATCAAAATCTTTCTCTTTGATTAATTTGGCTATTTTTTTATCAAAATCAATAATTACTTTTCTACCACAATTAATATTATCTAAGATTTTATTAACGGTTTGGTATGAAAAATATTGATGAATTCGATCTTCAAAATCAAAATAATCAAGTAAAGTCATACTATTTGTTGCTTTACTTTGCAAAGCAACTTTGTTTCCATAATCTCTTTTGATTAAAAATACTCCTTTTATATCCATATTTAATCTTTACTTTCTGTTAGGTATTTCTTTTCTGGAGATAATAAACTTTCTTTTAAAGAGCGATCTAAAGAGGTTTTACTTTCTCTGTGGAATTTAATTAACTTATTTGATATAAAATCATTTTCTAATAAGAATTGCTTTGAAGTTAATGACATACCACTTTCTTCCACATCTTCTATTGAAGCAGAATTTTTTTGTTTAATTTTCTGTTTTATTAAGAATTTGCTTAAATCTTCTGGTGTATCTAAAGAATTTACACTTGAATTTCTACAAATTAATTCAGATATATCTAATGGCATACCTAATTTAACCAACAATTGGTATTGGTTAATATTTGTCATCTGTGGATTAACTTCTTTAAAGCTCTTTACTAATTCTGCAATATCACTATATTTATTAATAGTATCTGCAGAAATTTGTATAGGTTCATTTAAACTTACTTTAACATCTAGTTTACTTACATCATAACCAGCATGAGTTAAGATATTTTCAACTAAGTACATCATACCATCTAATAAAGCTTTCTTTAATGGAATTAATGCACGTTTTAACTTCAAATCCTGAGCTTCTAGTGTTTGAGCAGTAGTAATAACATCTTCACCTACCAAATAACCTTTTGGAAGTTTAGAATTGTTATAAATTTTATCTTTAAAGTAATCTACGTCTTCTGTACTACTTAAATCAATATTAGCTTCAATATGATCAACATCAACTTTTGTACCATCTGCAGCTTTAGGTAAAGTCAATATAGATGTAGCACCTGGAATTTTACGACCAGCTTTAGCACCTGGAGCATCTGTAAAGATTGAATTTAAATACTGTGTTCTAAATTCGTTCATATAACCATAAGCATCCGTAATAGCAGTATCTCTTGGAATTGGTACATAAAATACCAATCTTTGTATTTTACTTGCTCTAGAAATACCTAATAAAGCTTCTAATGTAGACAACTGATCAAATGCAGATCTCATTGACCATAACATACCTTTTCCATATGGTTCTGTTGTTTCATCTGCAATTAAAAAGTGTACAAATTGCCAAGGCTGCCATACATGTGCTACATTATTAGCTGTACCAGTATTTGGTCTAGCAACATAAGCATTTTCATCTGTAGTTTCATAATTAATTACATTTAAATATTCATCAGTGTTTATATTAAAATATTTAGGATTTACAAAACGAATACTCAAATCTTCAACTACATCAATCTGTGTAAAATCCGCATGTTTATCTGTGGCTAACCATTTTTCTAAGTATGGATAAAATAATACCATACCATAATTACCATATTTAGCCAAAGATCTTGTAATGTTTGGTAATCTTTGATAAATTTTATTTTTATATAAAATCTTTTCAACTATTTTTTGTGCTTTAGAATCAGAAATACTAATCTTTAAAGGATTGTCAACAAACCCTTGTGATAATACTTCAGCTACATATGTATCTAAGATTAAACCAACCTCTGCAAGATTTTCATCCATTAAATCAAATGTTTTATAAGCTGCTAATAAACTTGCATAATTTTTGTTATAATAGGTATATGTTTCCATAAAAGAATCATATAAGCCCACAAACTGATCATCAAAATTATTATACTTACTAGCAAGAGGAATAGAAACAAAATTACCAGAATTTGTTTTTCCTATTGCAAATCCATGTTTTTTTGCTAAGCCTTTTAATGTATTATAAGAAATACCTGGATTTGTAACAAACAAAGTATTTGTTTCTTTATCATATGCAGAGTTTTCTAATAATGTTTTACTTAGTGATTTAAATAATTTGCTTGCCATTTTACATTGTTCCCATTTCTAGATTAACATGGATATCAAATCTATTATTAGTTGTTTTATCTACACATTTAATTATACCAGATTGATATACTAGTAAAATAAAGCCTATTGAATAGTTATCTGACAAGATTTGTTCAATAGGTTTAATTATTTGTATTCCTTCAGATGGTGTATAATCAAAATCTGCCCATTTATTATAAATTAATCTACCACTCACAAATACCAAAACAGGATAATTAGGTTCCCATTCTTCAATTAAAGTAGTATCAATTAAAATTCCTGAAGAAGTATTACTAATACTATTTATTTGTAATACATCTCCACGCGCAAAGGGTTTATCACAAACAACTCTTGTCAATTTACTACGCATCCAAAAACAAAAATCATTTTTGCCATCTAGTTGTGATTTAGATGAGGCGTAATAACTAATAACACGAATTGGATAATTAATTTCTGTAAGCATAAATTAGTTCTCTATAGTTTAAAATTAGCCGTTTAATGACTGTTTTACTTTAACACCTTTCTTAGTTTTTTTAGCGACAGCCTTTTTACTTTCATTGATTTTTTGAATTGCTTCATCTTCTGTCAAATCATCAACGTTACCAATAACTTCTTCTACAACTTTACGTGTAGCTTCAGTCATAATAATCTTTTTTTCCCTATGTGAAGGATAGTTAATAAAATCTGTCATATTAGATTCTCCTTTGAATTATTTATTTGTTAATTGTAAACGAATAGCATTTGTATTAATAATAACTGTATCACCTTGTAATACAGTTTCTACTGGGTTTAATGGTAATACGCACCATAATACAAATGTTTCAATTGTTTCACCTGTACCCGTAGAAGTTGTAATCTTATTGAATAAACCAACTTTATCAATTACACGACCATCTACTGTCCAATCTTTTAGGGCAGTGTTAAATGCAATTTCATTTGAATTATATGCTACTCCGCCAACAGCACCCCCACATACAAATGGTTGTTTTGAATAACCGGTACCTTCTGTACTTGGTTCAATAAAATCATCTGTGTTAATATCACCACCTTCGTTAGATAAGCCCAAACCTAAATAAATCTGGTAATTACTAGCACCAGAAAAATAATTGTTTAAAACTTCATTCATAAAGGTATCTTGCATTCCATAATTCATTTTTTATTTCCTTATTTATTAATATAGAACTGATATTGCAGTTGGTTTTACAACAAAACTTGCTGTTGTTATTTGTTTTACATGTAATAATTTTATTCTTCCATCAGCAGCTGTAACACCTTCTTGCCATCCAATATTTTCACCAGCATCTGGAACTTCTTGTACAATATTTGGATCACTAGGACGCTCATAAATATCTTCACGATAACCCTTAGTAAGTGATACAGAATTGATATTAAAATACATACAAGCCATAGCACGAATATTACTATATCTTGTTGAATTAACATCATCAATAACAAAGTACAAAATACTATATAATCTATCAAATTCACTAGTACGATGAATAGATTGACGAGATGGTACACAATATGCTATTCTAGTATAGGTTTTACTACCACTCAATTGTTTCATTTCTGTACTTAAAACAGTCCATTCTCTTGCTAAAATTTTTTCATGTGAATTATATTCTGTTAATATAATTCTTGAATTTTTAGGCAAATGTAATTTAGTTGGAATGATTATTTCTAAAGGATATAATCCTTCAGTACCATCTGCTGACATACCTTCTGCAGAAACATTTTGACGATATTGTTCAAATCTTGGTACAATTGATTCTGTTGTAATATCAAAATCATCATCTACAAAATTTGAATATTCATCAACATTATTTTCATATTTTGGAGTTTTAATTAATGCTTTAATTCCATAATTAGAAAATATTGCTTCATCTCTTAATGCTGCTGCATATTCAGGAAAACTTGTAATATAAGCATCCCTTAAATTAAAGGCAGAAAAGTCTATTTCATCTAATTTTGATTTAATTTTTACCATGATATATCATAGAACTTGTTAAAATAATAAAAAACCGGTAACTATAAATTACCGGTCTGGTCAAAGGAGAAACTTTATTACATTCCAGGCATAGCTTCAATACCTAAAGACAATCCTTGATTTTCAACAGGATCTTCTGTAATACATACATCAGAAGTTAAAATCAAGCTAGCGATAGAAGTTGCTGCATAAATAGCACCTTTTGTTGCTTTAACTGGATCAATAATACCGGAATCAATTAGGTTAACTAATTTTAAATTTCTTGCATCATATCCATAATTAATATTTTTCTTTTCTAAGATTTCTTTCTGGATATTATCAAAAGAAATACCTGCATTATCTAAAATTGCTTTAAATGGAGCCTTTAAAGCGTTTTTAAAGATTTTAATACCAAGTAATTCATCTGTATTTGTAAGATCTTTAAAATGTTCTTCTAATTCTTCAGAAATCACTAAGATTGGATTTCCTGCGCCTGGTAAGAAGCCTTCTTCTAATGCTGACTTACAAGCCCATTGAGCATCATCTACACGATCTTTTAATTCACGAATTTCTTCTTCAGATGATCCACCAACCTGAATAATTGCTACACCAGTAGTCAAAGCAGCTAAACGTTTATTTAACATATCTTTTTCATACTGATCAGAATCTTTGGTTGCACCCATAACACCACGAATACTATCTACGCGTGCTTTAATTTTTTTCGGATCACCTTTACCACCCCGAATAATTGTTTCGTCTTTTTTAATAATAATTTTTTCACAACTACCCATATTAGCAGTAGAAAACATTTCTAATTTCATTCCCATAGGATCTTCGGCTACTTCTGCACCCAAATAAACTCCTAAGTCACGTAGCATTTCTAAACGGCGATCACCATATCCAGGAGCTTCGATACAAGCAATTTTTGAATTATTACGTAAGCGATTCATAACTAAACCTTGTGTAACATTACTATCAAAGCCTTCTGCAATTAAAATTACAGCTTGACCATTTGCAATAGCCGGTTCAATTACATTTACTAAACTTTTAAAATTACTAATTCTTGCATTACACAATAAAACCATAGGATTTGTATATTCTGCAGTTTGATTTTCATAATTAGTAATAAAATATTGAGAAGTCCAACCTCTATCTAAAGTCATACCTTCTTTAAATACAAGATTAATGTTTCTTTCTTTTGTTTCTTCTACTGTTACAACACCAGATTTACCTACCTTTGTATATGCTTCTGCAACAATTTTACCAAGTTTTTCATCACCGTTTGCAGAAATTGTAGCAACTTGAATTAAGCGTTCATCAGTATCTACTGGAGTTGCGATTTCATCTAATCTACTAATTACATAATCCCTTGCTTTTTCAATACCTTTCTTTAGAGAAGTACGATTAATAGTAGCAGTATCAGAAGCTAATTCAATTTGGCGAACACCATTGTTTACAAGAGCTTGACCTAATACACAAGCTGTTGAAGTACCATCACCAACAGAATCTAATTGTTTTTGTGCAATAGAAATAGCAAGATCAGCACCTAATTTAATTTTTTCATCTTTAGGTGACAATTCTTTAGCTACAGAAATACCGTCTTTAGTTAAAATAGGTAATTTATCTTTACGCTGAATAATTACAGTTTTACCCGCTGGACCCAATGTAGATTTAACTGCATTACCTACATAATTTAATCCTTCTACAAGGGCTTTTTGAGCGTCTTTACCAAAATGTGCAGTACGTGACATAATATTTTCTCCTTTTCTATAAAATTAATCTTCTAAAATTTTACCTTCTACTTGTTTTGCTACAATATCAGATTGCATAACACGGATTAAAGGAATAGAATTGAAATTAACTTTAGTACCAGAAATTTTTGGAAATGCAACAATATCACCAGTCTGTACACAAGATTGTACAAAATTACCATGATCAAAATAGCCTTCCGCTACAGAAATAACTTCACCAAATGTAAAATCATCGTCTAAAGAATTTGGTAATAGCATACTTCCTTGTCTAGGTTCTTGCTGAATTTCTTTAACAAATACATTGCTGTTTATAGCAGCATACATTTTATCCATAATAAATTTTCTCCTTTTTGATTTACTTAAAAGCCAAAGAATTCTTTAACTTTTGTCCAGAAAGATTTTTTTACTGGAGCTACTGGAGCTGCAACTGTAACTTTTACTGGCTTTGTTGTTTTCTTTGCTTTACATGTAGATTTTTTAGCACATTTGCAGTTAGTTTTTTTAACTGTTTTCTTTGTTGCTACTTTTTTTGTTTCTTTTTTTACTTTTACCATTTTAATTTCCTTTATTTTATGGTTATATTATATAGAATTACATTTTTTCTAGAACTATACAAAAATTAATTGGAATGTGCCGTTTTTATATAATATACAATTAGCATGTGCCCAATTAGAAATTGAAGTTTTATTATATGATAATTTTAATTTAGATAATGTACCTACTACTACTCCACTTTCTTTAATTTTTGGACTATGTGTATGACCTGTAATTGATTTATCATAACTTTTTACATAGGCATTTGTATTTCCTTTAGCACCAGCAATACCAGCGTCTCCATGTTTTCCAACTTCATACCCTTTTATTTCATAACTTTGTTCTGGATCTAGAAATTTAATGTTTTTATTAAATAAATTTGCAGGAAATATTGGATTACCTTCTGCAATGTTAGCAAATAATTGGCATCCTGCTACTCTATTTGCAGGGTTACTTTTTACAAATTCACCTTCATTTAGCCATTTTATCAAAAATTCATCATGATTAGAATGTACAATTCTAAAAATAGATTTAGGACAAGATTTTGCTAACTTATTTATAATCTCTACACTACACATTATTTCTGTTTTTAAATCTTTTGTTTCTGGTGTTAGATTTAAAATTTTAGTTAATGCTCTATGTTCATCATAGTGATTAATACTTTGATAACTCATCCAATCATGAATCATAACATCATCTGGATTTAATTTTTGTAGTAATTTTATAGTATTATCTAAAGCAATCATATCAGTTTCTGGTGCATGTAAATCGCCTAATACCATACAAGAAACTAATTTATCTCTCATAGCAATACCTTTAGAAGAATATGCAGTATTTAAATCATAAACAAATCCTTCTGAATCCATTTGTAATTGACGAACTATATAACGAGATTTTTGTTGATTCCATTCTAATCTAATACCACCTAATGTATGATTTTGAGCATCTAAATGCCCAGAAATATTGGATTTATAATTAGGTAAAGAAATTGTACCTGTACTTAAAGCAATTTTATAAGAATGAGAATGATCGCATGGTAAGGTTTCTAAATATTGCTTTGGTGAACCGACAATAATTGTATTTAAACCTTTTGATAATTTATCTAAATTTTGCAAAGGATTTTTACTTGTAGCTGGAATTAAAAAATCAGCAGCTTTACATCTTGTATCTTTTTCAAAAGTTAAATCAGTTACTAAATATTTTTTTAATAAATCATAATCTTCTTTAGAGAAATGTGTATTACAGGCTAAAGCTTTATTCCATAATATATATAATTGGCATTTTTCTTCTTTACAATATGCGATTAAAGTATTTAAGCAAGTATAATCAACTTTAGATCCATCAATAACAGAAGTAATTACAACATTATTTATTGCTTTTTTTACAACTTTTTTAATTTCATATCGGTTTAAATTGATAGTACTAGAAACATCTTGAATAAAGCTTTTCCAAGTACCCCATAAAGCTTCTATTTTAGAAGAACTATATTCTCTGATATCATTTAATTTACGATATTCACTTCTAGTCAATGTATGATTAGCAGCTTTACAAAGTTGTTTAAAATGTTCTTTAATATCTTCGTTTATCATTATTTTTTCTTATTTTTTTGTGGTTGGTCTTGTTTTTCTAATGCATCAATTTTCTTTTTTAATTCTTTATAATTTCTATTTCTATAATCATCAAATAATTGTTCAAAACTTTCTGCATCTTCATGTAATTGATTTATTTTAGATAGATCTTCATCGATTATTGCATCACACAATCCATATTCAATACATTGTTCTGCATTTAAGTATCCACGCTCATCTAATTGTAAATTTCTTAATTTTTCAGCAGTTAAACCTGGACAAGATTGTAAATATAAGTTATCTATTCGTTCTGCATAATCTTTTGTTTGTTCATAAATTTTTTCAATTTCACTATGGCGTTCTGTTAATGACCACATAGATCCAAAATGAATAAAATGTCTTGAGATTTTTGTAATTTTACGACTATCACCTTGAATAGCAATAACTGAAGCAGCACTTGCTGCAATACCCATTACAAAAGTATTTACTTGAATTCCATTTAATTTTGCAATGTTAATCAATCCTAATATAGTCATCATAACATATACATCACCACCTGGACTGTTAATAATAAAATTTAAAGGTGTATCAAAATTCTGAGGATTTGTAACAAAATCATATAAATCACCAATAAGATATGCACAAGAATTATCTGAGATTTCATCTAACAAATATACTGTATTTTTATACATATAATTTTTAGGTGAATCTTTAGATAAAGACATATTATTTCCATCCCAAGACATTTTTTATCCTTTAATTATTTAATAAATATGTTTGAAGTTCATCTAAAACTGTACCTGTAGAGTAAAGTTTATAAATTTTATAACCAGTATCAAAACCAAAATCTGTTAATAGCTTTTTATAATTTTTAATACCATTAGTTCCCATCTGATCTAATAATTGAGTTTCATACCTACTTGATACGTCATAAATATAATCACATAAAACAGAAGGTATATATTCTTTAATATCAATTTGTGGAAGAGAATAAATATAGACGGTATTTAATTCTTTTGATAAATCAAACCAAGAATACATATACCCTTTAGAAAGAGTATTAGGATAGTAATGCCAGTATAAATAAGAAAATTCTTGCATAAATACTCCTTTTATCTATTATATTGAACATATAAAAAGAGTAAGAATTTTAAAGAAAATTTCCATTTTATTAAGTTTAAGTTCTATATAATTCAAAAATCATAAATCTTTGGTAAAACAAGGATTTTATTTTTCGATAGTTCTATTTCTAAGAAAAATATTTAAACCTATTAATTTTTTATAAAGGTATATATAAATGGAAAAAACTGTTAAAATTCGTTCAAGTTTTTTGTCTACAATGAATGAAGCTTTGCAAAAATTAAAACTAAATGATACAGTTAAAGAATTTACTCCAGTTATCGTTGAAGCAGATGGTAAATTCTCTTCTATAGTTAAAACTGATTCTGATTTTAATCCTTCTACTCCAGGACTTGAAATAGATACATTAGATAATGAATCAGAAGAAGCAAAAGAAACAAAAGAACAATTAGTTAACCAAGCTAAAGATACTTTAAAGCAAACATTAACAGCTTCTTCCAAATTAAATGATATCTTAGAAAAGATGAAAAAACTATCCCAAGATAAAGATAATAATACTTGGCAAGTAAATAAGCAAGGTAATACAGCATCTTTAGAAAATAAGAATGCTCAAATATTTAAACAAAATGATTATCTTTGCTTATCACATTCTGGTAAGATTGAATTATTTAAATCAGTAAGTGAATTAAGAGATTGGTTAAAAGAGCATAACTATCCCTTGCCTGATGAATCTATCGTTATACATGAATCTGTAGATATGAAAGAAGAAGAATCAGAAGGTAGAAATTGGTATGATTTATTAATTGCAAATAAAGCTAATTCTAATCCGGAACCCTCAAAAAGTAGAATTTTAGACGATAAAACCAAAAGTAAATGGTCAAAAATTATTAATGATTATGATAAAGATTACTACGATAATATTATTTCTACAGCTAACTTATCTGATGAAAAACATACGCTTGAAGCAAAACTATCTTGGTTAGAAAAATATGTAAATAAATTATCAGAAAAACGTGCATTAACAGGTGTATTACCTGATCCAGAAGAAGAAAGAAACTATCAAGATAAAAGTGATGATTTAGAAGAAACTAAAGAACGTTTAAAAGAATTAAATACAATTTTAGCAGAAAAAAATAAACAAAGTTTAGAGTTTAAAAAGAATAACGTAGAAAGATCTGATGAAGTATATAATTTACGTCGTGAATTAGTTGCTGATAAACAATTAAGAGATAAACTTGATAAAGAAGAAGATCTTTTACAGCAAGGTGTAGGTAAAGCTATTAATAAACAAGATTATCAATTTCTTTCTAAACAAAAAGAACCTGAAAAAATTGGTAAAATGCCAGGTGCTAAATACGATGAAGAAATAGAAGAATGTGGTGTTGGTACAGCTACTGCTAATTTAGGTTCTGCTGTTGCTTATGTTGGCAATAAAGAAAAAACAGAAGAAACAGAAATAGATGAAGCTTTTAATTATACTCCAGATGGTAAAGGTGGTTATGATCCAGCTGGTATTAGAGCACAACGTGGCAAAGCTGTAAATGCATTCTTAGCTTGGCTTAAGCACAATGAACAAAAAATCAGAGATGGCGAAATTATTTTACCTGATGATTTTTTAACAAAATGGGATGAAATAAAAAGTACATTCTTCCAATATAATATAGCAGATGAAGGTGGTCGTAAATATAAAGGCCTTTTAGATTATTTAAGTCAAGATTATGCTAGAAAATTATTACAAACAGAAGATCCTATGTTTAATGCTTTAGATGTAAATAAACAAAAAGAAGCAATAAAGGCTAGAGCATTAGAAATTCAAGAAAACCCGGATAAAAAATTTATTGATATTTTCAATAAAAATATGGCTGATAATTTAGAAGATGGTCATAAATTTGTTCCACGTGTATCTTTATCTGATACAAATGATGGATCAAATGTTAATTATAAATTAAGAAAAGAATGGGAAAAGAATAAACTTGATGAATTATATCAAACAGATGCAAAAGTTCAAGCTAAATTTAAGCATTTTCACGCTGTAGAAGATATGATCAAAAAAATGTCAGCTAAAGGATTTAAAGGATTTGAAAAAGATCCATTACCAGGCTTTAGTGATGAAGAAAAAGCAATCTTAAAAAAGAAAAAAGTTGATATTAATGATTATTCTCCTGAAGAATTACATGGTATAGCTAAATTGTTTATGAAAAAGAAAACAGAAAGTGTAATTTTTGAATCAGCTGAAAAACACCCTTGGTTAAGTAAAGTTTTAGGTCAAAGATTAACAGAAGATGATAGTCCGGCTGATTTTGCAACAGGTAGTCCTATTTCATCTGATATGGATTCAAGTGATTTAAGTTCAACAACTACATCTTCAACAACTACTACTGATATTCCAGATGTTGATTTAGGTACTTCTGATTTTACAGATAAAAAAGATTTTGGAGATATTGATGTTAATGTTAGGGGTGATTATAGTCCAGATGAACAAGAAGATATAGATATTCAATTACCAAATATGCCAGAATATGAAATTATTGATGTTTTAATGGATGATGATAATCCTGATGATATAAAAGTTAAAGTTCAAGATATAGATACTAAAAAAACAGAAATGAAAAATTTAGAAGATATTGATGTCTAAATATAAATCTTAATAAAAAATTAAGCAGGCTATTTAAACCTGCTTTTTATTTTCTTCGCGCGCGTGCGTATATATAATAATATAATATATAATTAATAATAAAAATATATAAATAAATAATAATAATATAAAAAATAATATATAATATATAAATTAAAAAATATAAATAATAAATAATTAAATTATAAATAATATATTATTTTCTTTTATTAAACTTTTCTTTTAGAATTGGAAAATTTTTTGAAATTTTATCATCAAAAAAGTATTCTAATTAATATGAAGAATGATATTAAATTAGTTATTTTACCTTTATACAGAAATAATTGGAATTATCCGTATTATTCTTTTAATTCTTTAAGATCTAAACAAGATACTTTAAATTTACCATGGTTAGAAAAAGAATTACCTCAATTATATTTTAAATTTAATGTTTTAAGCATTTCTATAGAAGGTGGTGAAATTTCTGAACTTTCTGATTTTTATTTTGATTTACTATTTAGATTATTAAAAATTTATAGTACAAATATTACAATTTGTACAAGTTTTGTAAATTATAATCGTTCTTTGATTGAAGGTGCTGATATTATTAAAGTCAATTATAATTTTAATAGTTATAGTGAAGATACAGATAAAGTATTTCAAAATATTAAAGCGGCTGTTTCTACAGGTAAAATTATTAATTTAGAATCTTTAGATATTTCAGTAGAAAGTAACCAATTGGAAATTATTACTAAATTAAATAAATTAGGTATTAAAACTTGGAAAATTAATCCTTATCAAAAAACTGAATATAGCCAATTACCAAATATAGGATATTCTAATTATGAAAAAATAATTGCAGATTATTTAAAATTAGTTCCTTATATGCAGTTTAGTTTTATAAATAAATTAGAAATAGAAGGGATTATTAAAACAGAAAATTTTCCTATAAAGACAGTATATATTTTACCAACAAATAAATTTGCATTAGGAAGTTTTGATCCTATGGGTAATTTTTATTTAGACGAATATGAAGATTTAGATGAATTGGAAAAAAACTTAGAAAAACTTCAATCTAAACAGATTCTATTATGTAAGGATTGTATTTATAAAAACGAATGTTTAGCAGATAAATATTTTAATCCAAACTATATTGGAAATTCTTGTAGTGGATACAAAAATTTAATCAAACAAACAAAAGGTAAATAATATGAATTTACAGTATTTGCTTCTAAATGATAAAAAAACTAATAATGAAAAGTTAAATTCTTTTTTAGAAGGAGTTGCTGAATTACTGAAACGGTCAAAAGTTAAGTTTTCAGATAAAAAAGTTATGCTAGGGGATACTGGTTATTATCATAATTGTTTACCAATTGTACCAGAATCTCGTGATTTATTAAAGAAAGCCAATAATGTTTGTAGAATGTATGTTAATTGGAAAAGAGAACAATTTCCAGATATGACAACTCAAGAAATTTGTGATATTTTAAAACCACAATATGGATTTAATATTAGTGTTGTAGACAAAGATTATACTAGAAATAATTATAAAAATAAAGAATCTTTTTGGGTTGTATTTGATAGTGAGAAATTAGCTAAAAAGAATATGGAATTGTTTAATAAAATGTTCCGTACAGCCATTGAACAAAATGCAATAGATGAATATAAACGTTTTAAACAGAATCCTATGAAGCGTCCTTTGACATATGATAAATTAGTTGATAATGCTTATGAATTATATGATATGGTTGATCGTGGAGAAGTATAATGCAATTTAATATTACTAAATTAGAAATTGAAAATTTTCGTAGTATCCAAGATAAAGTAACCTTGAATGTAAAATCAGGGTTATTTTCTATAGAAGGAATTAATTATACAGAAACTAACTCTACAAATGGAAGTGGCAAATCCACATTGATTTCGGCATTATTTTGGGCATTAACAGGATCATCTCTGACTAATGAAGTATTAGCAGATGAAGTAGTAAATCTTAAAGTAAATAAAAATTGCCGTGTATCTGTTTATATTAATACTGACAAAGATGAAATTAAAGTTACGCGTGTTAGAAAAGATACAGTAGCTGGTAATAATTTATTTTTAGAAATTAATGGGCAAGATTTGAGTTGTCATAAAGTAATAGATACGCAAGATCGTATTAATAAGTTAATTAAAATTCCATTTGATTTGCTTAGAAATACTATTATTATGACTTCTGGTATGGATTCAGCTTTTTCTTCATTAACTCCGCAACAGCGTATACAAACATTAGAAAGTATTCGTGATTATTCTATTTGGGAAAGAGTTAGAGATGAAGCTAATAAAGATAGTAAAGAATATACTTCTCAAATCTCTTCAAATAATTCAAAGATAGATGTATTAAAAGGTAGAATTAGTACATATAAAGAATTTTTAGAAAAAGCTAATACTACTTTAGAAAATTCAGTAGATACAACACAATGGGATACTGAAATAAGTAAGAATAAAGAAGAGCTTAAAAAATATGAAGAATTGATTAAAGAACAAGAAATTAAAGTTAATGAATTTGACAATAGTATAATTGATAGTTCAGATTTAGTAAAACAAATGACTGCAATTACAGATGAAGTAAATGTATTAAAATCAAAAGTAAAATATAAAAAAGAAGCTCTAATAAAAGAAATTAATGATTTAGAATATAATAAGCGTGACTTAGAACGTGAAAAGGCTATTTTAGAAAAATGGTTTACTAATGATACTTGTCCTACTTGTGGTAAAAAATTAGATCGTACAGAAAAAGAAATAGCAGATAAGTCTTATAAATTAGAAGCTTTTAAAAATACTATAACAGATTATGTTAACAGTATTGAAAGTAAAAAGAATAATACAGAATTGGCAGAATTAGAACAAGAAGTTGAAACTGAAATTGAAAAGAAAAGAACAGAATATAAAGAATTACAGTATAAAGTAGAAAATGCCAAAGAATTACAAGAAGAAAAGCAGCGTAATTTTAATGTATTACGAGATAAATTATTAGAATATAAATCGCATAAAACAAACGCTGAAGCTGTTATTCATATGTATGAGAATAAGAAAAAAGAAGCAGAAGATAGAATAAATGAATATAAAGAAAATATAAAGAAATATATAGAAGAAATTACAACAGCAGAAACTCAACAGAAAGAATTAGAAGATAGTAATACAATATTAGCCAATAAAAAATTATTGTCTGATTTTTATTATAAATTACTTGGAGCTAAAGGAGAGTTACGCCCTTATCTATTAAATAAAGATATTACTTATTTAAATAATCGTATGCAATTTTATATTGGAAGATTTTTCAAAAATACAGAAGTTTCTTTATTACTTAATGGCGCATCTATTGATATAAAAATACAAGCAGATGGTGTTACTAAATCTATTTCTAGCTTATCTGGCGGCGAAAAGAAGCGTGTAGATATTAGTATTCAATTAGCTTTATATGATTTAATTCAAACTGTATCACAAGCAAGATTTAATTTACTTTGCTTAGATGAAATAGAAAGTTTATTAGATCCGATTGGTTGTGAACAATTAATTGAAATTATAGAAGATAAAGCAGAAAATATAGAAACTGTTTGGTGGATAACTAATCATCCATCTGTAAAAGAATCAATACCGCAAAAAATATTAGTTAAAAAGATTTTAGGTAAGACAGAAGTGGAGGAAATATAATGAAAATTTTATGTTTTAGTGATATTCATTTTCATCATACTCATCGTTTTTCTCATATTACTTCTGAAGGTTATACTGTAAGAGAATTAGAACATTTATCTTGTGCAGATGACATAATTAAAATTTGTCAAGAAGATAGTATAGATAAAATAGTTTTTGTTGGTGATTTATTTGGTCCGGTTGGGGATAATATTTCTACACAAACTTTATCTGCAGTTTGTGAATTTGTAGAAAAAATAAGTAAAATCAAACCTTTAGATATGATTGTTGGTAATCATGATTTGAGTGCAAGTACAAATTATAAAAATGTACATAAACTTATTCCATTTAAATATTTTGATAATGTGACAGTATATGATAAGCCAACAGAAATAAGTAACTTTATATATATGCCATATTGTACTTCTGATGAATATGCTACTTCAGTATTAGAAAATATTAAAGATAAACAAGATAAGATAGTATTTTCACATCTTGAATTAAAAGGTATTAATTTAGGCAATGGTATAGAAACTACTCATGGAGTATCTTTAGAATTATTAAAGCAATTTAAAATGACGATACAAGGTCATTATCATGGTAGTGGTAGTTATGCTAAAAATATTCAAGTGGTTGGTTCTACACAAAGATTATCATTTAAAGATCCTGGTAAATCAAGAAATAATATTATTATTTATGATACAGAAACTAATAAGATTGAAAGAAAAAGTTTTAGTTGTCCAGATTGGTTAACTTTTACTGATGATAACATTGATCAGATTTTAACTATAAGCAATGATAATTATGTAAAAGTAGAAGTTAGTTCAGATATATTAATTACACCTGAAATTGAACAAAAACTAGCCCAGGTTAAAGGAAAAGATATTCATATAGATTTAACAAGGCTTTCTTTTGATAAACATTCTACGGCTGATATTACGCAAGCTAATAGCGAAGACGATGAAGTAAGTATTATGAAACAATTTATAGAAAAAACAGATAATACTGAAGAACAAAAAGAAAAATTATTACAAGAAGGTATTCGTTTGTTAGATAAAGCGAAAATTTAATATTCGAATTGGAAATTTTATAAGAAAAAATTAAATATAAAATGCGTTCTATATAATGACAGAGGATAACTGTCTAAAACCTCTTAACAACAAACATAAGGAATAGAAAATGAAACAAATTAATATGGAATGGATGGAATCATTATTAAAAGATGATAAACAAGCAAAAAAAGACGCAGCCCCAGCATTAACTCCTATTGATTGGGTACAAAATGGTAAAGCTTTTAAACGTGAAGTAAAGTTTAAATTATTGCCAGGTAATTCAAAAGAAAATAATATTTTTTCTACTATTGCTGCTCAGCATTGGAATTTAGGTCCTAATAAAGATTTGCATATGATTTGTCCTGAACAAACAAGTCATTTGAAAAATTTGGGTATTAAATGTCCAATTTGTGAAGCCAAGCGTAAATTATTAGCAATGGGCTTTAAAGAAGATGAATTAAAAACAGAGGGTAAATATGGTCCAATACCTGTATTTGATCCTGTATTAACTTCTAATATTAAAGCAGTTGTTTTGGATACAGATTTAAAGAAAGATTGGGATCAAGCTCATGTTTCTATTTTGCAACAAAAAGGTACTTATTTAACACGTTGGTTAGTTGAAAAGTATATGGATGCTGAAACACCTGACTTATTACAATGGGAAGCAAGTAATACAATTCGTTTTTATCGTTCAACTGATAATGGTAAATGGGAACGTGAAATTAGTTTTGGCCAATTTATGCCATCTGCAGAGGTTGTTGCTAAATTAAAAGAAGAAAATGAAAATTTAACTTTATCTGATGTATGGAAAGCACCTTCTGATGAAGAAATGTTGAAGATGCGTCAAGTTGCAGAAGATATGGTAAATGAATATGTAAATGCAAAAAACGCTATAAATAATAATACAGAAATTGCAGATACTATGCCTTTCTAAACCTTATCTTTGTTGTGTGTAAGTAGTATGGGTGGAGAGTTATGACTTCACCCAACACTACTATAAAGGATATGATGAAAAGAACGCCGTTAAAACCTAAAAAATTTTATACATTAAAGAAAAGTCCTTTAAAAGCCAAGAAAAATTATATTTTAAAAAAGACAGAATTAAAAAAACCAGAAGATTATGAATTAAAAAAACAAAATGATAAAGCTAAAGATAAATGGGAAGAAGCTAGAAAGGTTTGTATAGAAAGATATAAAGGTAAATGTATAGTTTGTGGTAAAAAAGGTACACAAGTTCATCATATACATTTAAGAAGTAAGCGTAAAGATTTGTTATATAATCAAAATAATTTATGTTTGCTTTGTGACAAGCATCATTTTCATCAGGGTACAGATAAGTATCAGTTACAGTGTGAAATTATAGCGATTGCATTACATATATCAGTAGAAGAATTATTAAAACAAGCAGAACAGAAGGAGGATTAAATGGCAGAATTAGAATTTGATTTAGATAAAGTAGAAGCTTTAAATTTTGATACATTAGCTCCTCAATTACAGTATATATTTAAGTCAGAAGCAGATATTGCTAATTTTATTCAATTTCTTAAAAATATTCAAAAGTTTGTAAGCCTTTCTAATGATAAGCGTCATACTACTTTGATTGAGTTAGGTTATTTTAAATCACAAATTCAGCGTTATGAAAGGCAAATTGCTGGATTGATTGCAAAAAGAAAAAACGCTGTAGCTAAAGCAGGAATTAAAAAAGCAAAAATGGTTGGTGAAAAGATAACAGAAAATATAGTAACTTATTATTCTGAAGAGGATACTTCTATTGATGGATTAGAAGAAATCCATAATGTTGTAAAATGTTGGAGTGATTATATGGTTGACTTAACATATTTATGTGGTCAAACAAATAAAATGCTTGGTAATTTTCTGAATTAAGTTTTGAAATGGAAAAATAGTAGTCAATAATAGAAAATTGACTGCTGAAATTTTTTACTTTTTTATTATAATTAAAATGTGTAAAAAAATAATAAAGGAGAAATCAAAATGAATTTATTAGAAGCGCCTTTGTGTGTTAGAACAAAATTAAAAAATCCATATGATTTAGGTTTAATTGCTGCTGAGATTATGCAAAGATATTCACATGATCCAAAAAAACAAACAGGTGCAGCAATTATTGATAAAAATTATAATATTTTTGGTTTAGGTAGTAATACTTATCCAAAAGGTAAGGTAGTATTATTTAAAGATCAAGAATTATTAAAAAGTAATAATTTTGATAATGTACATCGTTTTCGTTTAGAGCATGCAGAACGTAATGCTATTGCTTTTGCTACAAGAAATGAAAATCCATTACATGGTACTACAATGACTGTAAGTTATACACCATGCGTAGATTGTGCGAATAGTATTTGTAATGCTGGTATTACAGAATTAGTTGATGCATCTGTACCTGATTTTTCTCATCATCGTTGGGGTGCAGGTTGGGAATATGTAGTTAAAGATTTATTTCCTCGTTGTGGTGTTAGATATGAAAATTATACAGTAGATCCAAATGTTAAAGATAGTGTTCTATTTGTATTAGAAAATCTAATTGATAAATATTATACTCACAGCAAATAATAAAAGGAGCTGCTATGGCAGTAAAAATACAAGGTAAGCGTTTATCAAAGCGTACTAATTATAAGCAGAGTTTTAAAAAATTTATTGATTCTGATTATAAAGATTTAGATGCTTTTAGAAAGAGCTGTAAAAACGATGAAAATTTGTTAATATATACATGTTTAAAACCAGAGGAATTAAATAAGTATATTGAAGGTATGAAACAAATTGAAGGTTTAGAAGCTCAGATTAAATATTTGAAAAGAGTAGACATTCAGCCTGCTATGAATGAAACTGAAGAACGCTATGAAACTTGTATTTTATCTATAGCAGAATATTTAAAAAATTACATTACTTTTAATGGTTTTGTAATGAATAATGCTAGTGGTAGTGCAGAAGATTGGGCGTCTGAGTTTTGGTTAAAATATGCTAAGATTTGTAAATTCTACAGAGATCGCTGGTTTCATCGTGAAAGATTAAAGAAAGAATCTACTGTAGTATACAATCCAGTATTATATAAAGAATTTATTTATATATGTAGAATGGCAATTACAGGTGAAAGGAGACATCAAGCATTTTTAGCTACTCAACGCCCAGAATCTACTTTGTTTAGACCTTCGTTAGATTTTAGATTAGATTCTAAAAATAATAATGATAAATCGTTAATGGATATAGTTAAAGATCCAATTACTGATTTAGATACAACAGTGGATACATTTAATATTACAGAAATAAAAAAGAAAGCTCTTATGCTTAGTATGCAATATGAAAATGGTAAATATACAAATGATATTGCTACTTTTTATGAAAATGAAGATGGTGGGCAATTAAGTAAAAAAGTAGTAATACTAGGAAAGATATTTTTATATAAAGCAGGATTAAGAGCACCAAAAGTATTGAGTTTTATTAAATCATTATCAAATACTTATAAAGCTAGATTTAATATAAGTCCTGCTTTAATAACAAAACAAGTAAATGATATGAAAAATAAAAAAGTAGCAAAGATTCCTAGTTATGCAGATATTTTAGAAGATGGTGGTAAGACTAGATTAGGTTTAATTTTAAGAAAAAGAGGTACTGTAGAATGAAATCAGAAATTTGTGCTATTTTTGCCATTGGTCCAGATAATGTTATAGGTATTGAAGATAAAATGCCTTGGCATAGTAAGCAAGACTTTTATCATTATAAACAAATGACTAAAGGTTATCCTTGTATATTTGGTGATAGAACATTTTTTGGATTACCGGATTATCCTTTGAAAAATCGTTTAAATATTGTTGTTAGTTTTGAATATAAAGCAGGTCAGGCTGTTTGGATAGGTAAAAAGAATGAAGATGAAACTAAAGAATGGTTAGGTGGTATTATACAAATGCCAAGTCTTGAAGATGCAGTAGCCTTTGCTTCTAATTATTCTAAGATATTTATTTGTGGTGGGAGATCTATTTATAAATATTGCTTAGAAAATAATGTAGTAGATAAAATTTATTTAACTAAAGTAGAAAGTAAAACTTTATCAGAGGATATAACCAAAGACCCTGATAAATATATTAGATTTCCTTTAGACATTGAAGAATATACAAAAGATTGGAATTGTAAAGAATTAAATTATTCTAATGAAGAATTACCAGAAGAAGAAGGAGATATTTTGGTTAAATTCTATGAATATACAAAAATTAAGAATAGTTGAGTTCTATTTATAGTCGGATTTTTTGATATATCGTTAAGATTTATTATTTTTTCAGTGTTACACATCCGACAGTCTTCCCGGTGGTTATTTTCCTCCTTTTTGACCACCGGGTTTATTTTACCTATAAAAATTACAAATTAATTAAAAAGTTCTAATTAAATATTAACTATAATAGGTATTCTCATATGTCAACAGTAACAAAAGTTATACACAGATTTGTCCGTGCTAGAAGTGATTATATGTTAGGTGGGGAATTATATACACAAATAATTCCTGCAAATACACAAGTATATTCATATGAATTAGTAGAAGATGGTGATCCTCAGAATCCTGATGATTATAGATTATATTATGTTTTAGGTACAGGTGGTAGTACATATTTAGAAATTGCAAATGGTGAAGGTGTCGATGAAGAAGGTAATCCATTACCAGAATTATCAAGAGAAGTTTTAATTACTTCTAAATCTCAATTAGATGCAATTATAGATGGTATTATTCAATTAAATTGTGTTACATATGAAAATGTAGATAATCATAAAACAGTTAATTTAGGTGAAAATAATACTATTACTGTTATGGTAGATGATGTAGCCTATGAAATATTTGGTTCTAGTAATAACCATGTGTTTATAGGTCATGAAGATTTACCATTAAATTTACAGAGTGAAGACGGTATAGTTACTATAAACAGTACTGAAACAGTTGCAACTAGAGAATTTGTTGATAATACATATTTATCCAAGCAAGAAGCAGAAACTGATTATGCAGATAAAGATTATGTAAATTATGCAATACAAAATTTATCTGCTGCTTATATTACATATGATGTAGATGGTAATCCTTTCCCAACAAAAGCCGATTTAGATAATGCTACAGTATGGTATAAAAGAGGTACCGGTGCTATTCCTGCTGTAAATGATTATACTATTGTTTTAGCTGATGAAGAGCATGAAGAAAGTGGAGTAGCTCCGGCTACTAGATATATTTGTGTAGAAGTAACTAATAATATACCAGTATGGAATTTTCAATTTACTTTAAATAGTAGTAATTTTAGTCAGGCTCAATGGGATGCTTTAAATTCTGGTATAACAGCAGACTATATTACTGGTGATGGTACAAATGTTCCAAGTATTACAAAAAATGCTAGTGATATCAATGATTTACAAGAAGATGTAGCTAACTTAGATTTACATACAAGAGATACAGATAATCCTCATCAAGTAACTAAAGAACAAGTTGGTTTAGGTAATGTTGATAATACTTCTGATTTAGATAAGCCTATTTCTAGAGCAACACAAACAGCTATAAATCTAGTAACAGGTACAGTAACTGCACATACTAGAAATTCTTCTATTCATGTAACATCAGAACAAAAGCAGATTTGGGATAATAAACAAGATGAATTAGATAAAGATCAGATGGAAGCAGTTAATTCAGGTATAACTGCTGAAAAATTAGAAGAATTAGAGGCTAAGCAAGATGCTTTAAAAATGGGAAATCATATTAATATATCTAATGATGTAATTAGTGTATTAGATGATTTATCAACATATGATAATAGTACAACACAATTTGTAAATAGATATACTAATAATTTAGTTAATTACTATAATAAATCACAATTAGGTGGTGTATATAAATATCAAGGTGAAGTAGCAACTTTTAATGATTTACCTACAGGCAACACAAGATTATCTGATGATTATTTAGAATTAGAATATATTACAGCTGATAATTTACAATATATAGATACTGGTTATAAAGCGAATAATCATACTAAAGTAGTTGCAAGTTTTAAATTAATAGATGGTTTAGATAATTGTATTTATAGTACTGCATGGAGTGAAGGTAATAAAATTAGATTTGGCGCTAATTATAGTACTAATAGAGCTACTTTTATATATGGTACACAATCTTATAGTATGGATACCGATTGGGGTAATACAAAGCATACAGTTATGCAAGATAATACTAAATTAAAAGTAGATAATGTTACTCTTTCGACATATTCAGATATTCCTCACTTTAGTTTAGATTCTACTTTATTTTTATTTAAAGGCAATGATGCTAATGTTAGAATTTTAGTTACAAGTATATATGACTTTGCGGTTTATGAAGATGATACAATTGTTTTAAATTATATTCCTGCTTATAATAAAGTTATTCGAGCTGCTGGTATGTATGATTTAGTTACAAATACTTTTCATACGAGTATGAGTGGTACAGATTTTGTTATAGGTGAAAGAAAATCTACTTTACAAGAAGGATTAGTTTATAAAGTATTAGATGAGAATACTTTTTATACTTGGTATAATAATAATTGGGTAAATATCGGACAAATATATAAACCAGGTGATGGTATTGCAATTGATCCAGATGGTACAATTCATATTTCTTCTGGAAGTGTAATTACAACAGATGATGTAACTATTATAAAACAGCCTAATTCTTCAAATATTACTGCTATTGGTTTACAAACTAAATCTAATGATATTATGTATGATTGGATTGGTACTAAACAAGAGTGGGAAGCAGGTAGAGCTAATCATACAATAGCGGATGATTGGATTTGTTGGATTACAGATGATGATAATGAAGTAGATGCTGGGGTAGCAAATTTAGCACAAGTAGCTTCAACTGGTAATTATTATGACCTTATAAATCGTCCACTAAATTTACCAGATTTACCCTTACCTGAAAAAAACACTAATAATTTAATATTAAGGTGGAATTATGTAAATCAACAATTAGAGTGGATTGTTGAAAGTTAATAATTTAACTAGAAGTAACTATAATTACAGATTCTTTTTCAGTTCTATATATAAGAAAAATTATACAAAAAGAGATTCTAATGAGTATTCGTCAAGGTGATACTGTAATTGCAAATAAAACTAATCCTACGGTATATACAGCTGGAAATGGTATAAAGATTGACAATTTGGTAGTTTCTTCGCAAGCCAAGTATATATTTGATATGGGAATAGCTCAAAATGAATGGATTGTTACACATGGATTAAACGATTATCCATCTGTAGTAGTTGTTGATAGTGGAGGAAACACTATCGAATGTGGGGTAGATTATTTAAGTCCAATGCAATGCAAAGTTACAATGAATGCACCTTGTAAAGGAAAAATCTATTTTAATTAAAAGCCGTATGTAAGGAGTCAACAAAAATGGCAAGTAAAAAAGTAGTAGTCGATTTAGACTTGAAACAGAATGAGTTGCAGAATGCTGTGCTTCAAGTATTAAGTGGTGCACCTTCAACTCCTAAAGCTGGTCAAATCTGGTATAATTCGACAGATCACTTGGTCTATTTCTATAATGGAACAAGTTCAATTCCAGTTGGTTATTTACCACCTGCAACAACAAGTACTTTAGGTGGTGTAATTATTGGTACAAATATTTCAGTAGCTTCTGATGGTACAATTTCTGTTGCAGATGCTACAAATGCTGTAAAAGGTTTAATCAGAATTGCAACAGATGCTGAAGCCACTGCAGGTAGTTTAACAAGTGTAGCAGTTAATCCATATCAATTAAAATCTGCAATTGATACAGCTTTAACAGGTGCATTACATTATGCTGGTGGTTGGGCAATTACTACATCTACAACTGATTATTCTGGTATTACATTACCTGTAAAACAAGGTTATATGTATTTAGTTACAGGTACTGGTCCTGCTACAGTTGGTGGTGTTGAATGGAATCCTGGTGACTATTTAGTATTTAATAAAGATGTTGCAGTAGGCACAACAGTAACTTCTGCTGATGTTGATAAGATTGATAATACAGAAGCGTCTGATTTAGTTCGTTTAAATACAACTCAAACTTTAACAAATAAAACAATTGATGCTGATGATAATACAATTTCAGATTTAACAACATCAAACTTTAAATCTGGTACAATTGTAACAACAGTTGGTCCTGCAAGTGGTACTGGTGCAGCAACAGATACAGAATTAGCAACATCTAAAGCTGTTCGTACGGAATTAGATACTAAACAAGATAAAGTTGCCGCTGGTACACAATATAATATCGTTGCATATTCTGGTACACAAGGCACATTTGATACTTTAACAAGAGTTACAAGTGTTGGGACTGTTTCGAGTGCTTCCGATACAGCAATTCCAACAGAAAAAGCTGTTGCAAGTGCTATTGCAAGCGCTATTACGGGTACAAAACAAGTTGTACAAAATCCTTCTTTGACTACAGTTGGTGGTGTATGCACATGGACAATTGCAAATACTGCCGCTACTGCAGATGTAGTTGCATCTATTAGAGAAGTAGCAAGTGGAGCTGAAGTAATTGCAGATGTTACATATACTGCACAAAATGTTGTAGTTAAAATTAATAGTGCAGAGAATATTGCAGCAGATACATATCGTGCGGTTATTTTAAGCTAATTTAAAGGATAAAGGGGTTGAATTATTATGACAAAGTTTTTAAATGCAGATGTAGATACTACTTTGGGTAGTTCAGCCCCTAGTGATATAAAAGTTTCTTCTCAAAAAGCGGTTAAAACATATATTGATACAGAAGCAGATAAAAAAGTAGCAAAAACTTCTTCTGTTAATCAATTATATGGTACAGATAATTCTGGTAATCAAACTACCCTTAATATTTCAGATTTTGCAGCGGCTTCTGATTTGACTAACCTTTCTGGTGTAACTTTTAGAACTTGGGGGGGTAGTGAATAATGAGCCTAATATTTGTTGGTACTGATTCTCAAAGTTCAATTCCTGCATTGGTAAAAACTGTATTACCTACTTTAGTTGATAAAAGTGTTACAACTAATGGTGTATATGATCCAGCTGATGATAATGCAGATGGATATAGTGAATTTACAGTTCAAGTACCTATACCTACTTTAACATCTTTAAATGTAACTCCAACTACTTCACAACAAAGTATTACACCTCCTACTAATACTGCATATAATGATATTACAGTAAATGCAGTAACTTCATCTATCGATGCAGATATAGTTTCTACAAATATTAAATCTGGTGTAAATATTTTAGGTGTAAATGGTAGTGTAGTAGAATTACAAGGTGAAGAAATAGGTATTACACCAACAACAAGTCAACAAATCATTACTCCAACAAGTCCTGCAAATGGAATTACTAAAGCTACAGTAGCAGCAGTCACAAGTACTATAGATAATAATATAATTGCAAATAATATTAGAAATGGAGTAAGTATCTTAGGTGTTTCTGGAGATATAATAGAATCAAATGAAACAACTCTTAATGTAACTCCAACTACTTCTGCACAACAGCATGTTCCTACTGGAGCATATACAGGATTTAATGAAGTAAATGTAGCAGCTGTAACTAGTAGTGTTGATAGTAATATAGCAGCAAGTAATATTAAAGATGGAGTAACAATTCTAGGAGTTACTGGAGAAGTAGTTGAATTAAAAGGCGAAGTAAGAAGTGAATCTTTGACTTCTACAGCTGGAAATACATTTACTCCAAGCTCTAGTAAAAATGGTATTACTAGTATTACAGTGACTCCAAATAATGAAAGTAGAACAGTAACACCAAGTATAAGTCAACAAACAGTAGGTGTAAATACTGGTTATTCAGGAAATGGTACTATAACTGTTAACCCTGTTACATCATCGATAGATGCAAATATTACCGCAAGTAATATTAAAGATGGTGTGAGTATTTTGGGTGTTACTGGAAGTTATGGTAAACTAGGTACAAAAAATATAACTATTAATGGTACATATAATGCAAGTAGTGATAGTAAAGATGGCTATAGCTCTGTAACAGTAGCTGTTCCTAATGGTACAGAAGTAGGATCTGGTTCAACTAATGGTACATATACTCCAACAAGTCCTAATATTGGTTTTAGTTCGTTTACTGTAAATGTTCCAGCAGAAACAATGTTTGGTCTTACTAGAGCTCAATTAGAAGGTAATATTACTAATGGTACAATTGTATATCCAGGAACTAATTTGATATTAGATTTAACTGAAATTTCTAGTTTTCCTGCTTATGGTATGCAATATAGATTTTATGGAAGAACAGATTTAAGTGAAGTAAAATTTAGTGATTCCGAATATATTACTATTAGTCAAAATGCTCTTATGAATGCATTTACAAATTGTACAAATATTAACTGTACTTCTTTTTCTAAAATTAGAACAATTAATAGTTCTGGTTGTTGGGATATGTTCAAGGGTTGCACAAATTTAAGTGGAAGTCTGGGTTATATATATTTTACGAATTTAACTACAATAGGAAGTGGTGGATGCTATGAAATGTTTTATGGATGTAATAAAATTAAAGTAGTTCGTTTTACTGCTTTGAATAGTATAGATGGTTTTACAGGTCCACTTTATTATGCTTTTAATAACTGTACTTCCTTAACAGATATTTATTTTAATGCATTAACAGCGAGTTCTTTTGGTACAAGTTATACAAATCATTTTTATAATATGTTATATGGATGTACAGGAGTAAAATTGCATTTTAAGAGTAATTCATCCGGATTATCTACTAAGATTGCTGGTTTAAGTACTTATCCGAATTTTGGCGGGACAAATACTCAAATTTTATATGATTTATAAAGGTGATTTAATATGCCAACAAGTGTACACGTTAATGAGTTAAAAATTAATAAACTTACTAAAGCACAGTATGATGCTGCTGTATTAAATCATACTATTGGTGATAATGAATTATCTATTATTACTGATCTTTCTGCTAATATACAAGTAGATACTATGCCTGCTGCTTCAGCAAGCTTTGTAGATCAGATATATGAATATGTTGGTACTACTGACGCAAATTATACAAATGGATATTTCTATAAGTGTGTAAATAATTCTGGAACATATACTTGGGAAAGAATTGATGTACAGCCACATGGTGATCCTTTACCTTCTCAGACAGGTAATAGTGGTAAATTTTTAACAACAAATGGAACAACTCCTAGTTGGGCAACCGTAGATGCATTACCTTCTCAAACTGGTCAATCAGGTAAGTTTTTAACTACAGATGGTACAGATGCGAGTTGGGGTAATGCATTAGCAAATGAAACTCATTATTCAGGTAGTTCTGCATCAATTGCCTTAACAGAAAATACATTAGCTTCTAATAAAGATTCTGTTGGTGGTGTTATAATTGGTTATAATGCACAAGGTACGAGTGGTCAAGGTTATGAAATTGTTATTGGTAACAGTGCTAAAGCTTCTTGGATGGGAAATGTTACTATTGGTTATGCTGCAGATGGTGCGGGTTATGATGGTTCAGTAACAATTGGTGATAGTGCAAAGACTGATAAAAAAACAGGTGGAAGTTCTTTAAGTCGTGGTACAGCTGTTGGTGGTAATGCAAATGCAAAAGGTAATAAATCTGTAGCTTTAGGATATAATGCTAAAATAGATGGTGATGGATCGATACAAATTGGTGAAGGTAATCATACTGGTGATAATTCATTTTATGTAACTAGTTATAAATTAATGGATCTTTCTGATGGTACTATACCAGAATCTCGTTTGGCAGACACTACTAGTGCTATAACAGGTCAAGCATTAGTACTAGATTCTACAGGCAATGCAGTTTGGGCAACAGTAGATGGATTACCTTCACAATCTGGTCAATCTGGAAAATATTTAACGACTAATGGTACTAGCGCTTCATGGGCTACGGTAGATGTATTACCCAGTCAAACAAGCCAAAGTGGAAAATTTTTAACGACTAATGGCACCACAGCAAGTTGGGATACTCCTGTTGTGGCTACATTAAAAGTATGGGGAGCTGGTGAATAATGGGTATATTAGTAATTGGTACAAATAAAGCAGTAAAAACACCTGCTCAAATAAAAGAAGTAGGGATTATTCCTACAGGTACTTTAAATATTACACAAAATAATACATATAATGTTACAAATTATGCATCAGCTGTAGTTAATGTAAGTGGTGGGGGTGTAAGTGGACCAAGTATTGCATTAAGAAAAGGTGGTACAGGTAATGCTTATGTATATAAAGGTACAACTGGAATAGACATTGATGGTGCAACAGGAGTTGGTGGAAGTTATACTTTTTATTACGAACATTATCAAAATAGTGCTTTAACCGGAACAGCTATTCTTAATGCTGAAAATTTAACTACTGTATTAGCATACCAAGGTTTTATGTATGCATTTTATCAATGTACAGGTATAACTTCAACAGGTTTGAGTAGTCTTACAACTATATCTGGAGATTATGCTTTTAGAAATGCTTTTTATGGTTGTACAAATTTATTAACTACAGGTTTAGATAGTTTAGTAGAATTTACAATGATAAATACAGGCCATCAGATATTTCAGCAAGCTTTTTATGGTTGTACGAGTTTGACTAAAACTGGTTTAAGTGGATTACGCTGTGTTAATTCTGGTAGTAGTGGTTCGCCAAGCTCTACAAATTCTTTATGTAATAAAATGTTTTATGGTTGTACAAGTTTGACAGATATAGATATGGATAAACTTTGCCGTATAAATGGTAATTATTGTTTTGCATATATGTTTTCTGGATGTACTGGATTAACAAGTGTAGAATTTCCTAGTCTAGCACGGGTTGAAGCTACAGGAGCTTTACAATATATGTTTCAAAATTGTACAAATTTAACAAGTATATCATTTCCAAATTTATATTATGTAAATGTGAATGCTCAATTTAGTAATTTAGTAAACGGAATTACTGGATGTACTATACATTTTCCATCTAATTTACAAGCAACTATGTCTAGTTGGACTTTCGGTGGAACAAATACTGTTGTTTCGTTTGATTTACCTCAAACATATGCATATATAGTAGATGGTATTGAGCATTATCGTTACGCTGAATATGATACTGCAACAAGTTTAGCATTTATTAATCAAAGTGGAACAAGTATAGAATATACCAACGGTACTACATTACCTTCTGTGGGTGATAGGATGTATAGTGATACAGAGTGTACAATTCTTTATGGATCAATTAGTTCTATTGTATAAGGGATTTTAAGATATGCCAACAAGTACAGATATAACCAAATTAGTTATCAATCAATTAACAGAAGCCCAATATGATGCCGCTGTTCAAGCTGGTACTATTGGGGCTACTGATATTTGTTTTCTAACAGATGCAGAAGCAGGACAAATTATACAAGTATCTACAATGCCTACTGCGGCTTCAACAGAAGAAGGAAATATTTATCAATTTGTTGGTACAACAGGTACATATACAAATGGTTACTTCTATAAATGTATAAGCGACGGGGGAAATCCTGCCACTTATTCTTGGCAGCAGATAAATGTACAACCACAAGGAAGTTCATCTCTTTCTACATTATCCGATGTAAGTATTACTTCTGTAACTTCTGGACAAGTTCTATCTTATAATGGGTCTGATTGGGAAAATACTACTAAATATGCAGCGCAAATAGTAGATTATACTGCATAAAGGAGCAGACTAATGAGTAAATTATATTTGGGTTCCAGAGAAGTTACTGCAGCAAAAGCACTTTTTCACTCAACTGTTCCTTATATGGATTTTTTAATAGATTCTAATGGGGTTTTACAAAAAGGGGAACATGTTATTGATTTAATGGGAGCGACTGATTTAAGTGCTAGAGTATTTTATCAGGCGTATCAAAATAGTACAAATGTTGCAGGCGCTGCTAATTTTAGTTCTTTAACAACATTAAGTAATACATATTCATGCTATCAAATGTTTCAGAATTGTACTGGGATAACAAGTGTTGATTTATCAAATCTTAGTAGCGTAACAAGTTCATATGTTTGTGAATATATGTTTGATGCTTGTACGGGTATACGAGGAGCTTTAGATTTATCAAGCTTACAAACTGTTTCTGGTGCATATGGTTGTGCATATATGTTTAGAGGTTGTACTGGAATAACGAGTGTAGATTTATCTGGTTTAACAACCGTATATAACTCAACTGGATATGCTTGTGCATATATGTTTCAAAATTGTACAGGTATTACTACTGTTGCTTTACCCCAAACTGTAGCAGGAGGTAAATCTGGATTTAATTATATGTTTTCAGGATGTTCGAGCCTAACTACAGTTACAGGATTTAAAGAGATTACAGGTAGTTATGATAATTGTGGAAGCGGAATGTTTAAAGGATGTAGTAATTTACAAACAATACCATTTGCACCTACTTCATTGTGTTATGCAAAATATAATAACATATTTGAAAATTGTACAAGTTTACAGACAGTAGATTTATCTAATATTACATCTGTTGGTTATGGTTATGCGCTTAACTATTCTTTTAGCGGTTGTACAAGTTTAACTTCACTTGATTTATCTAACATTGAAACAATTTCTGGTACAAGCTGTTGTAGCTGTATGTGTAGAGCTTGTTCTAGTCTAACTTCGATAGATTTATCTTCACTTACAAGTATTACAGGAGCTAGTAGTTGTAGTTATATGTTTTGGAATTGTGGTAGTTTAACATCTGTAGATTTATCTTCACTTACAACAATTAATAGCTCAGAAGCTTGTTCTTATATGTTTCAAGATTGTACAAGTTTGACGTCTGTAGATCTATCATCTTTAGAAACGATTAGTGGTACTAGTGCGTGTAGTTATATGTTTTATGGTTGTACAGCTCTTACTAGTATACAATTTAGCAGTTTAACTACGGCAGCAACTTCAAATAGTTTGCAATATATGTTTAGTGGTTGTACATCTCTTACAAATGTAGATTTTGGTAATTTAAGTACTTTGGCTGGAATGAGTTATACATTTCAAAATTGTACAGGTTTGTTAAATATGGATTTTAAATCTGTAGCTGAGATAACAGGTTCTCTTAGTTATACTTTTGTAGGTTGTTCCAATTTGAGAACAGTAAAATTTAGTAGATTAAATAGGTTGAATTCTAATTATTCTTCGTTTTCTAATACATTTAATAGTTGTACTTCTTTAACTACAGTAAGTTTTCCAATGTTAACATATGTTCGTGCTAATGCAACTTTTGGTAATACAATGTTATCTACTTGTACCGGAGTTACAGTTAGATTCCCAATGGCATTACAATCTTCTATTAGTTCATGGAGTTATGTAACAGGTGGATTTGGTGGAACAAATACTACTGTTCTTTTTGATATTGTGGGAACTTTAACTGGAGCAGATACAAATTCATATACAAGAAGAGAATATGATAGTACATCTACAGCAATTGCTTGGACATATAATGATACTGTATATTATACTTCTGGTACAACTGAACCAGTAGTTGGTGATACAATTTATAGTGATTCATCTTGTACAACATCAGTAACAACAATAAGTTCTATAGCATAGACAATTATAAAGGTATATAAAATGGCTACAACTACAACAAATGTAGAACAACTTAAGATAAATGTTATGACTCAGCAGCAATATAATACTGCTACAAAAAGTGCTACTGAATTATATCTTGTAACTGATGCAAAAGTTGATTATGCTACGGATGTAACCAATAAACCTACTATTCCATCTACCGCTGCTGATGTCGGAGCTGTTGCTAAAACAGGTGATACAATGAGTGGTAATTTAGGTTTTGGCTCAGCTAATAAAATAGAATTTCAAGGATCTGGTTCTTATAAACAGTCTATACAAAGTGAAAGTTCAACTAGTTTAAAGTTTGGATCTACTTATGGTACGAGTTATAATATAATAATGGATTTAGGACGGACAGAAATTAGACCTGTTACAAATAATTATGGATATATTGGATCTACTAACTATTATTGGGGTGAAGGTTATATAAAAACATTAAATTCTACCGATGTAAAATGTACTACTCTTACTGCAACATATCTTACAAATAATAATATAGGAAATAATCTTACTGTTCCAAATGTAGCAGGTAAAGTAGCTGCTCAAGTAACTAGTTTACCAACTGCAGCTGTGGCAGAAGAAGGTAATATTTATCAGTTTGTAGGAACAACAACTTCTAGCTATATAAATGGTTATTTTTATAAGTGTGTAAGTGATGGAGCAACACCAACTCCTACCTATTCTTGGGAAGCAGTAAATGTTCAAGAGGGTGGTTCTAGTTTACCAAGTCAGACAGGTAATAGCGGTAAATTTTTAACTACTGATGGCACTGATGCTAGTTGGGCACCTGCTCTTGTTAATAATACAACTTCTACTTATAGTTTGTCTATTGAAGGCTCTATTACATCATCTGCTTCAGATGCTTCTGATTTAGCAATTAAAGGTTCGATTGGTTCAAATGCGCAATATTCAATAGCGATTGGAACAGGTTCTTCTTGTAATTCACATTATTCTGTAGCTCTAGGTGCAAATTCTTATGCGGATTATTATGCTACAGCTATTGGTAGATCTGCTTCTGCTAGTGATACAAATGCAGTTGCATTAGGTAATGGAGCAAGGGCAAGCGGTCAAAATTCTATTCAACTTGGTTCAGGTTATAGAACAAATGCGTATAATAGTACTGCAAATACTTTCAAAGTAGCAAATGCCAATGGCAACTATGAAATGATGTCAGCAGATGGAACAATACCAGCTGATCGTTTAAAAAATGCAATCAATAAATATTCAACGATGCCAACTGCAGCAAGTACAAATGAAGGTTGGATAGTTCAATATATAGGAACAACTGATTCTACCTATACACATGGTCATTTGTATGAATGTATTTCAGATGGTGGAGTTACTCCAGTATATAGTTGGTCAGAAGTACAATTAGGAGGAGGTAGTAGTTTACCTTCTATGACAGGAAATAGTGGCAAGTATTTAACAAATGATGGAACAGATGCCAGCTGGTCAGCCGTTGTAACATTTAGAGTATGGGGAGGTAATGAATAATGCAAGCATTAGTCCTTGGTAATGGTGGTACAGTAACCATTCCTGCAGTAATAAAATCAGTTGGAACTTCTTTGGGTTTAGGTGCAACTCAACTCGTTGGTGAATTGGATTCTAATGGTAAGCTTCGATTTCCTTCTACTGTATATACCCCAGACTTTACCGGTTACACTATGCCTTGTAGAAGTTATGAGTTAGCATACCAATTCTATGGATCAGAGAATAAATGTGGTGGGAATCTTGTATTTACTGATTTAACAAGCCTTTGTGGTGGATTTAATACAGAAGGTGCTTATGCAGGAAATGGTTATTTTTTATATTATACATTTAGTTCAAATACTAGTATAACTTCTGTTTCATTTCCGGCTTTAGTTACTATAGAAGCGTATAGTTATTATTCAATGTATTATACATTTAGGTATTGTAGTTATTTAACATCAGTTTCATTTCCAGAACTTACTACAGTTGATTCAGATAGCTCACAATATCTTTTTGGTTATGCTTTTCAAGGTTGTAATAGACTTACTACTATAAATTTTCCAAAATTGGTTACATATAGAGTATATAATGCTATTCTTTATTATACTTTTTATCAATGTACGGGTTTAACTACAGTAGAATTTCCAGAATTAACAACTGTAGAATTAGTTACAACAAGTTCTTCCGGCTATATATTTTATAATACTTTTTATGGGTGTACAAGTTTGACTACAGCTAGATTTCCAAAATTATCAACTATTACAGTGGTAGCAAATTCTACTAGTGTATTTTATCGCACATTTCAAAATTGTACTGCATTAGCAAATGTATATTTTAATTCTGATATATCTTGGAGTAGTGTATTAACTAATCCATTTAATCAAATGTTATATGGATGTTCTAATGTAACAGTACATTTTAAATCATCTATGCAATCTGCAATAAGTGCTTTATCAAGTGCAATTGCAGGATTTGGTGGTAGTGATACAGTAATATTATACGACTTATAAGGAGTTTATAAATGCCTACTTCTACAGATGTATCTAATCTAAAAATAAATCAACTTACAACAGCTCAATATAATACAGCTGTGTCTGGTGGTACAATTGGTCAATATGAGTTATCTTTTTTGACTGATGCTACAATGACTTTATTTCAAAGTGCTTCTGCTACATTAGCTACAAATGCATGGTCAAGTAATACTCAAACTGTAAATGTAACAGGTGTAACTGCATCTAACTTTATTATGGTATCTCCAGCTCCTTCTAGTGTTGATGATTATGTAGCAGCAGATATTAGATGTACAGCACAAGGTTCCGGTACTCTTACATTTACTTGTGCAACTGTTCCGAGTAATGCGATTACAGTTAATGTAGGTATTTTTGGGTAAAGGAGGCTATTAGATGATATATAATACAACTCTTAAAGGTGGCGGGGATAATAAATATACAATAAAATTTACCAAAGATAGTAATAATAAGTTAACTGGTCCTGCTGCTGGGTTAGATATAACAGGTATAACTGATATTGGTTCTTATGTGTTATATAATAAATTTTATACAGATTCTACTGGGCGTAGTTATTCTAATTTAACAGGTCCGGCTTTTTTAAATAGTACAAGTTTAACTACAATCTCTGGCACTTATGCTATTGCATATTTTGCATATTATAATACTTTTACTTCAACTGGGTTAAATAATGTAACTACAATTTCAGGTGATAATGCTTGTCAAAGTGCATTTGGTTATTCTACATCAATTACTGCAGCAAACTTAGATTCCTTAACTACAGTTAGTAATCAATACGCATGTGCAAATATGTTTAATAGTTGTACTAATTTAACATCTTTAAACTTAGAAAATTTAACCACAGTTACTGGTAATTATGCTTGTGCTGGAATGTTTAATGGGTGTACTTCTTTAACTACAGTAGTTATGGATCGTTTATCTTTATCAAGTCTTTATAATTATACTTTTAATAATATGTTTTATGGTTGTACGGGGCTTACATCTGTTAGTTTAAAAGGTGCAACTTCTATTGCTCAGTATACAGGTTCATATGGTTGTAATTATATGTTTTATAATTGCACAAATTTACAATCTGTAGATTTAAGAAATGTAACAGCTATAAATGGAGCATATAGTTGTTCTTATATGTTTAGTAATTGCCAAAAATTAACAAATGTTAATTTGAGTAGTCTTACAAGTATATCAGGAAATAATGCATGTAGTTATATGTTTCAAAATTGTAAAAAACTTACAAGTACTTGTTTTTCTAACGTTACAACTTTTAGTGGAAATTATACTTGCTCTTATATGTATAGTGGATGTGATTCACTTGTTGATACAGGTATTCCAGCAACAGTAACTTCTCTTACTCATAGTGGATATTATTGTACTTTTCAAAATTGTAAAGGTTTAAAAAGTACAGGTTTACAAAATATAACAAGTATAGCATATAATGAAGCACTGAATAGTACTTTTTATGGTTGTAGTAATCTTAAAAGTACAGGTTTAAATAATTTACAATCCGTTTTGAATTATTATGCTTGTGGAAGTACTTTTTCTAATACCAAAATAACTGATCCAGAATTAGATAGTTTAGAAACAATTAGTGGCGAAAGTGGATGTAATAGTATGTTTTATGATAATGTTGGTATTGATATTATGTCTTTTCCAAGATTATCAACACTTTCTAGTTCTTCTGCTTTAAATAGTTTTTTGAGTACTTGGAATAGTTCAGATGCATATAAATATTCTGTAAAAAAAGTATATTTTCCAAGTTTAACCTCTAGTAGTTTTGGAAGTTATACAAATCAATTTAATTACTTTTTAAATTATAGATATAATGTAGAAGTTCATTTTCCAGTAGGTTTGAATTCAACAATTGGATCTTGGAGTGATATAACTAATGGAATGAATGGAACAAACACTTCAATTTTATTTGATTTGATTCCTTCTTCAATAAGTGCACCTTTAGGATCTGTTGTTTATGTAGATGATTTAAGGGTTATAAATAAAGTGCATACAAGCTATACAGGAGCTGTACCTCCTGGAACAACAACCGTTACAGCAATAAGTTCTACGAATCAATTAGCTCAATTTACAAATGATTTTAGTAGTACGAGTACAGTATCTATTAATTTTTCTAATTATACTTATTATACTCCTACTATTAGTTGTAATATATCCGGAGCTGAATATGTATTAACTGTTAATATCAGTGGTGTAAATAAAGAATTTACTTCTACTACAGGCTTTTCTGGTACAAATGGTATGACAGGAACTATTACAGCAAGAAAAGATGGATATGTATTTAATAGTGTAAATGTTACTTTTGGAACTACTAGTAGTATAGTATTAACAGGTACACGGGCTACAGTTGTTGATTATACAGGTTTCCCAACAGATTGGACAGTACAATCAACCTATGCTTCATATTGGAGTACTAATTTATCTGAACAAACAATTGTTGTACATCCTTCTACTTATAGTAGTACTAGATCAACTTGGGCATATATAGAAATACCTATCCCAACAGGTGTAACTAGTACTACTATTACAGGATCATCTAAAGTATCAAGTGAATCTGGATGTGACTGGGGCTTTATGTATTATTGTAGTGATACAGTAGTTACTCCTACAGGTTCTAGTGTTCCTACTGGCGGTACTGAGATTTATAGAAGAAGTGGTGTAGAATCTGATTATACAACATTCTCAGTAACTTTAAATACTTTACCAACAAATTATTTATATCTAGTATTAGGTTGGTATCAAGATTATTCTGCACAAGGCGGTACTCATTCTATGTATGTAAAACCAATAACTATTAGTTGGAATTAATATATAGAAATGTAGAAAATAGTGAAGGATTTCTTAACCAAAGAGATCCTTCTTTTTTATGTATTTTAAGTTCTATTATGTATAAGATTTATAAGGTATTTTTATAATGACAAAGCCATTACGATTATATGGTTGGGAATTAGATAATCCAACTCCAGAAGATATTTCACCAGTATATACAGATACAGCAACCTTATCAAAGGGTTTACCTCTTTATGATAATACAGGTGAAGTTATACCTCAATCTTGGGTAGGTAATATAGATACTACTAATAATACTTTTGATTTAATGGAAAAACGAGAATATTATAATCACGAAAGTGAAAATAGTGCTATATTATATTTATATGAAATAGATACAGGAATAGAAAGACATTATTATATAAAAGAAAATAATAATTATATAGAAGTTACAAATCAAGTACAAGTTACAGATGAAATTTGTTCCACTTATACCGAATATTATTATTGGCATTCTAGTAGTTCATATTCAGATCCAGATCCAGAACGGTATTGGAATTTACTTGGTGTAGCAACTCCTCCATATAGTACTTCAAGTGCTTTTGTGGGATATCCATATTATTTTGGTACACAACAAGTTTATTTTAAGCATATGCCAGATTTTGGTATATTTGTTCCAGATTGTAAAACAGTACAAGAGGGGGAAGATACTTCTAGCTATACTTATGGTTGTATAGATACTTTACAAGATTATTCGAGTAGTCGTACAGTATATAGATATGGAAGTTCAGCTGCTTGTCGTGTACATAATAGGCGGTTATTATATAATTCTAAGTATTATTATGTCAAAACATTAGATTTAACAACTAATAAAACATACTTAGGTTATTTAAATGGTAGCAGAGCACTTTATTGCAAAAATTCAGATCTTAATGCATATACGTATTCAAATATACCTCCACAATCTATTGTATATAGCAATAATCCTGCACTTAGCGATGAAATAACAGGTACAATAAAAGGGGTTGTTGATACTACAACAAAATATATATACATAAATTATTGCAGAAAAGATGCACTTTATAGATTTGAAGTGGCAAGAAGAGAACCTAGCTTGGATACAGATATTTTACCATGGGAAGCATAAGGAAGTAATAAATGACTTATATAAGAAATACAGCATTAGATTTGACTTATGATTATCATGATGGTAGTTATATACTTCCTTATACTGTTGCTAATATGCAAGGGTCTGCTTTTTATAAGCATTCTACAGTTACAGAAATAGATGTAAATAATATACCAATTGTAAATAATAGTTTAGTTATGGCATTTACAAATTGCCGTAATTTACAACATATTTCTAATATTCCTAATTCCGTAACTAATTTATATGGAGCATTTGTGAATTGTAGAAGTTTAGAAGAAGCTCCGGCTTTACCTACTGCAGTTGTTAATATAGATTGGGCATTCCGTGATTGTATTAACTTGACAAATCGAGTAACCATACCTAATTCTGTAACTAGTATGTATGGTACATTTTATAATTGTCAAAATTTATTAGAAGTTTCAGATATTCCAGATTCTGTTCAAAATATGTATGGGACTTTTTATGGTTGTACAAAATTGCAATCTGTTCCAAACTTACCTAATTATATTACACAGTTACCTTTGACATTTATGCTATCTGGTATTGATGATATGCCTATTATACCAAATTCTGTTACAAGTTTGGTAAGAACTTTTATAGCTTGCCGAAATATAGTAGCCATAACAAATAGATTACCAAATTCTATAATAAGCTTGTACCAAACATTTTCTGAATGTTATAATTTAGTTACTCCACCAGTTATACCAGATTCTGTTACAGGAATGTATAGTACTTTTGCGGCTTGCTATAATTTACAATCTGCACCTATAATTCCAAATTCTGTAACTAATATGGCTGGATGCTTTTATGCTTGTGAAAAATTAACTTCTATTTCAACATTACCTAAAAATTTAGTAAACATGGGTAAAGTTTCTGCAGATTTAAAAGGAGCAGGTTGTTTTGGAGGGTGTAAGAATTTAACCACTGCTCCGGCAATTCCAAATACAGTAGTTGATATGAATAGCAGTTTTTGTGATACAGGTATTATTACAATGCCAACTATACCAAATTCTGTTATGAATATGTCAGATTGCTTTATGAATTGTAATGCATTAAAAACAATAAAATCTATTCCAAATAGTGTTATTTATATAGATGGTTGTTTTACCAATTGTACAAATTTAACAACAGCACCCGTTATTCCAGCTTCTGTTCAAGTTATTAATTCGTTTACAACTGATCTAGATAAGCAAGGTTTGTTTTCTGGTTGTACTAATTTGACGGGTGATATATTTATATTATCTAATCAAATTACTAATGCTAAATGGTGTTTTGATGGTACAAGTTTACCCAAGAATGTATATGTTCCAGCAAATTCTGATACTTATAATGCTTTTATAAATGCTGGATATGATACAGAAGGTACTTTAAATGGAGTATATTTAAAAGAATTAAAAGATACTATTTTAACGGTTATTCCAAGTGCATCTACTCCAAATGCAACTGTTCAGCTTATTTATGGAGATATAATAAAAACAGGTACAGGTAGACAATTTATAGATGTAAATTTGAATGATACAGTAGATTATATAGTTACACAAGTTGGATTACCTGTTGTAGAAGGTTCTGTTGTAATGGATGAATCAAAAGAATTAACAATTACATTAGACACAATACCTTCTGGAATATCATATGAGGTATCATATGATGATAGTATATATACTATTGGAACATATACAGGTTTTACAAATCCTAGTCTTTTAGTTGCAGATTCAACACAACAAAATGTTAATTTAGCAGATGGTATAAGTATTAGTACTAATTAAAGGGTAGATTAAAATGGCAATTATAACTGTAAATATTGCAAATAAAATTCCAGTTGTGGCTTATGGTAGCATGATAAGAGCAGATAGATATGCTGATTATAATTATATTCCAGCTTTTCCAAATGCTAAGACTATAGATTTAAATGGATATTTAGGTACATCTGTATATTCGGAGGGTGGAGCTCGCCAAAATAATACTTATACAAATGGATATAAGTATGTTTTTTCTAATCACCAAAATGTTACTAGTATTACCAATTTTAATCAGGTGGTTAATGCTTCACTAGATTATTGTTTTAATAATTGTACAAATTTAGTTTCTGTTACCAATTTACCAAAATATAGTAATAGTATGTATTATGCATTTGCTAATACTAAACTAACAGAAGTTCCATCTCTTCCAAAAGGTATACAATATGCTAATTATGCATTCTCTAATTGTACAGACTTAACTAATGCAAATTTAGCAGGTTTAACACAAGTATCTGGTTTATTTTATACATTTAATGGATGTACATCTTTAACATCAGCTATATTACCAAATAATGTTAAGCAGTTAGTTGGTACTTTTAGTGGGTGTACTGGATTAACCAGTATGCCGATTATACCAAGTTCTGTTACAAACTTATCGAATACTTTTTCTAATTGTACTGGATTAACAACTGCTTCAGCTTTTTCAAATTCACTTTTAATATTAAATTCAACATTTAGAAATTGTACTTCTTTAACAACAGTTACTTCTATACCAGATTCTGTATTAGAAATGCCATATGCTTTTAGTAATTGTACAAATTTAAGCCAAGCCCCTATTTTACCAAATTTTGTACAAAATTTAGCATCTACTTTTGCTGGTTGTACAAATTTAATTACACCTCCAACAATTCCAGAAAGTGTAATTAATCTTTCTAGAATATTTGCGAATTGCCATAATATTAATTCTATGGAATTAAGTTTACCTACTCATGAAAATTTAGAGATATTTAAAATATTTAATGGGGTTACTGATTGGTATGATAAAATAAAGAAAATAAAAAATTTAAATAATTTACAAAGTTGGCAATGGTTATTTGGGCAAAATGATGATTTAATAGAATTCGATATTACTATTCCTAATAGTGTTAAAAATTTAAGTTATTGTTTTTATTATTGCCGAAATTTAACAACTACTCCAAGTATACCAGAAAATGTAACGAATATGGCGTATACATTTTATATGGATAATAAATTAACAACTCTTCCTACTATACCAAATTCTGTTACAAATCTATCACATGCTTTTTATAGTTGTCATAATATAGAAGGTACAGTTAATCTTCCAAGTAATATTAATGATTTGAGTGGAACATTTGCTTTTATTGATCATATTATAGTACCGAGTATTCCGAATTCAGTTATAAATATGGCAGATACTTTTAAAGGTTGTAAAAATTTAGTTATACCACCTGCTATACCAGATTGTGTTAATAATTTATGTAATTGTTTTTATGGTTGTTATAATTTAGATGTAAATGGCATTAGATTACCTTCTTCTGAAAATTTGTGCTGTATTAATATGTTTTATAATGTAGTTAAAACAACAGAAGATTTTGAGAAACTAGATTTGACAGCTGTTAAAAATATTTATGCGATGTTTCATAATGATCAGATTATCAATAGCGCAAATCTTTGTGATTCTCCTAGTATTACTAATATGGCATATACTTTTTATAATTGTAGGCAATTATTTTATGTAGAAAATTTACCTACTAATGTTAAAGATTTATCTTATTGCTTTAGTAATACAAAGTTATCTAGTGTACCAAGCCTTCCTACAAGTGTTGTTAATATGTGCGGTACATTTAGTGATACAAATATAGAGTATATTCCCCTTAAAATTCCTGATTCAGTTAAAACACTTAGTTATTGTTTTGCTAATTGTAATAAATTAATGAGTACAGGTACCTTTGGAATAGGCAATAGTGTAACAAATATAGCGTATTGCTTTAGTGGTTGTAAAAATACAGTAAATACACCACAAAATATACCAGATTCTGTAATTAATATGGCATATTGTTTTGAAGGTTGTAGTAATATAAGAACAACACCTAACTTTGGTAATTCTATACAAGATTTATCTTATTGTTTTAAAGAATGTGGATGGTTAAATACTATACAACCATTACCAAATTCTATTATAAACATGGCATATGCTTTTTCTAAGTGTATATTATTAACTACTGCACCAAATATTCCAAAACGTGTTATAGATATGACAGGTTGTTTTCAGTCAACTAATCTTAGTGGAGATATTAATATTACTTCGAATATAGTCGCATATGCAACAGGTTGTTTTTTAGGAAATACTAATCCTATAAATGTATATATTCCATTTAGAGATGTAACAGGAAATTATACAAAAACATATAATTCGTTTACATCAGCGGGTTATGATACAATCGGTACAAAAGATGGAGTATATTTAAAAAGTTTGGATAATGTTACATTAACAATTAATCCAATACCTTCAGATGCAACTGTAAACTTTGAATATGATGGTCAAGTTATAAATAATAATACATGTATAGTACCAAGAGGAACCACGGTTACTTATACAGTAAGTAAACAAGATTATTATTCTCAAACAGTTACTGCTTTAGTTGATAAAACTACAAATGTATATGTAACCTTATCAGTATATCCAGCTTTAACTATTAAAACAGATCCAATTGATGCAGTTATAACATTAACTGCAGATGGGTATACTCAAATTGGTAATAGTATTGCAGCTCCGGCTGGTACATTAATAACCTGCGTAGTAGCTGATCCATTAAATAGATATGAATCACAGACTATTACATATATAATGCCAGAAAATTCTATAACAAAAGAAGTTTATTTACAATATGAAGTAAATAAAATTATATTTGAAAGTAATACTCCAGGTACTTATACATGTACTTTAAGAAAAGGTAATAGTTATAAAATAGATGTAGTTGGTGCAGGGGCAGGTGGTGAATCAATGTTTGTATATAGTAATTATATGACTATATCTGGAGGAAGTGGGGCATATACAACAATTACTGTACCTGATAATGAAAGCTTAGCTGGAAATTATACCTTAATTATTGGAGAAGGCTCAAATGGAATAACAATTGCAAATGAAATATATTTAGGGAATTCTCCAGCAGATGGCGGAACTTCTAGTGTAATTTCACCGAATGGAATAATGTTAACAGAAGCTAAAGGTGGTTATTATACACCAGATCCATATAAAGCATTGGGTCCAAAAGGTGGTAATTTTATAAATACTACAAATACCGACTATATATTTACAGGTGTTAAAGGTAATAATGGTAATAATGGAGGATCTTTAGTTACAGGTAATAATCAAAGTCCATATGGAATGGAATATGGTTATGGAGGAGGTGTAACAGGATGGAATGCACCAGTAAAAGGTGGTAATGGTTATATTAAAATAACAGTTACTGGAATAAGAATAACTGATACATATATAACAGGATATCGTGATAATAATACAGCTGAATATATGTATAGAGGTATTAATAACAAACTTTATGTAATGGAATAATATTATGTATAGAAAAATTTCTGATGCAGCTATAAATGAAACAGATTTAACATTATATATGGAATGGGATGGGTATTATTATAAACGTTATGATTATGATTATGATTATAAAGCATTATTCTATTTAGATTCTATATCAGATACAACTTATCCTGGTTATCCCTATAGATATAAAATATGTACAGGTTATTATGGGCATGTAAATGATTATTTATATGCAAAAAATATCTTAAGTATAAGATATTCACCTGTTTGTAGACTGGACGAAGGAACAGATCCTTCACAATATGAATCAGAGCCCGATTGTATTTTGGTTAAACAAGGTACAGGAATAGCCTCTTTTAGTACGCATATGAATAATAATATGACCAAAGGGAATATAAATAATAATAAAAAAGATTATATTTATGATAATAAAATATATAGATATTTTGATTTAGGAGAGAATAGTAATTATACATATAAGGCATACTCTACAAATAAAGATGATCATAGTAATGGTCAACTATATTATATTACACAAAATATTTCAGATTTAAAATATAATACAAATGAACATGATATAAGTATTACTTTGTATAAAAATACACAGGAATCAGAAAATACAACAATCTGTGTAATTTCTCCAGATAATGAAGAGATTGTATTTAGAAATTTATATATAGATGTAGAAGCAGCTGATCCAGTTAATCCATCTATTATTGTATATAGAGCACCTGAATATGATAGTAATGAATTACCTGTAACAGTAACTTTAACTATTAAATGTTCAAATGGTACTTCAACAGGAAGTAATTGGAAAACAATCAAAGTTTCTGCTCAAAAAGGGATTACATTAAGAGAATTACTTACTACTAGTTCTACAATAAATAATATCGTAGAAAATCAAATCTTTAAACTGGGGTATAGACCAGATAATAATGATCACACAATGTATACTTTTTATGCGCAAGAACTAACAGGGTATTCATTAACAGGTTTAGCTGCAGATATTGTTAATTTAGATACTTATATAATTAATTCAGATGTTACTTTATATGCGATGTATGATTTTATTGTACCTACTACATATTCTGTAAATGTAACGTTTGGCGTTGATAGTAATTGGAGTAGTACATATGAATTATATGGTGTTATGCGTAGCTTTGAGAGTGATTCTATAGGTACAGTTAATTCTGGGTCATATTTAGGTCAAACCACTCTTCGTGATTTTACTTTTGGTTTAGAAAAACCAAAGGCTAGTAAAAATCCTTGGTGTAGTCAATTTGATACTTGCTATTCGGGAGGAGTTGATGGTAGATTATTTGGTTTGTGGAATTTAACAATTACGCTTAATGGAAAAACAGCTACTTTACCTGTAGCAATACCATTTACATGGCCAGAACAGATTAAATATGAAGTTGATTCACAGCGTGAACACTATAGTCATCATTTAGAAGATTACTTTACACAAAGTGACTTTACTGGAACAAAAACAATTACGTTTACATTTTCAAAAATGTAAAAATTAAAAAGGATAATAAAAATGGTAAGAAAGAAAAAACAAGAAGTAGTAGAAACAAATTATACAGATGAATATTTTTTACATCTAATTATGAAATATGATGAAAGAGATGATAATATTTATCCAAAATGGGCTGTTTGGTGTACTAATTCAGATTATAAATATTTTATAGATGGTAAAGATGGATATTTTTATACACATATTCGTACTGAAGAAGAAATTCAAATTGAAAAGAAAAAGAAAGAAATATTTGAATTTATTTTAAATCAGAAATTCTTATATGAAGATGATCCTATATTTGAAGAATATGAGCAGTATTATTTAGATTTAGAAAAATTAGAAGATACAAATGCTATATTAAAGTTAGAATTAATACCTTTTGAAGAATGGAAAAATAATCAATAAAATTTTGGGATAATTAAAAAATTATCCCTTTTTTATTAGTTCTACATAATAGATAAAAGGGGTTTTTATGAGTGATCTACCAAAAATTGATGTAATTATTCCAGCTTATAAAGCACAGAATACAATTATTCGTACGCTTTCTTCTATTGCAGAACAAGAAATTGTAGAAGATCTTGAAGTTACAATAGTAAATGACGCAGATGGAATTGGTTATAAAGAATTTATAGATATGTTTTCTCCATATATGAAAATTAAAGAAATTACTTTAGAAGAAAATGCTGGTCCAGGTGAAGCTCGTCAAAAAGGTGTTAATGAAACTAATAATCCTATTATAACATTTATTGATGCTGATGATACATTTTCTGGTAGATTTGCTTTAAAAATTGCACGTTTAAATATGTTAAAAGATCCTCGTATTGTAGGAGTATTTGGGCATTTTTTAGAAGATCAACAACAAGCATATCTTGAACATGGTGGTATGGATCCTTGGATGTTTGGTAAATTATATCGTAGAGATTTTATTAATAAATATAAAGTACATTTTCCACCAGAGAATAGTCGTAGTAATGAAGATGGCTTTTGGAATACATTGTGTAAATTATATCAAAATGAAAATGAACAGATTATAGAAATTCCTGATATTTTATATTATTGGTGTTTTAAAGAGGATTCAATTACTAGAAAAGATAACGCAAATTATTCATATAATGGTTCTTTTGTTGGTTTTACTGCAAATCAAATAAATGCTTTAAAAGAAGCAGAAAAAGTTGTTCCATTTAATGGTCAAGTAATGCAACAAAAAGTAGTTATGTTATGTAATTTATATGAATATTTCTTAGAAACGCAGCGTTCTGATCCTAGATATGAAGAACAAAATTGGGAATGGTGTCGCAAATATTATCGTGAGATTTATCGTGAAATTAAAGATAAAATTTCTGATGAAATCTTGTCAGACTGCTATAATGAAGTAATGAGAAATTGCTATTTAGGTAATAAAATGTTTAGGATTATACCTCGAATAGGATTTAAGGAATTTATAGAAAAATTAGAAACAGAATGTCAAGAAGAAGATAAGAAAAAGAAGAAATAAACTCGTAAAGCCCCTAGAAGTAAACTAGGGGTTTTTAAAATTTTAGAGAAGTTCTATTATATGTAAAGGAAGAATATATCTCTATTATGTACTAATCTGGTATGAATAGATATATTATAGGGAGAAATTTTACAATGAAAGCTTTGCAATATAGTGTACCTTTAAAAGCAGGTACAACTTTAAAATTAGCTCTATTTTCAGATATTCACTTTGATTCCCCAGATTGTGATAAAACGACATTAAAAAAGCATTTAGATTTTTGTTTAAAGGATGGTAGATATATCCTTATTGGTGGTGATTTATTCGATGCTATTTTATTAAGAGACGGTAAAAGAGCAGTAAATCATCTTATGGAAAAGACAGATAATCAGTTAAATGTTAAAATTAATGATGTAGTTGAATTTTTAAGACCTTATAAAGATAGCATTTTGTTTATAGGTCGTGGTAATCACGAAGAATCTATTTTAAAGTATTCGGGAGTAGATGTATTACAACTTGTTACACAATTATTAAATACTGGAAGTAAACATCAAATACAATATGGTAATTATGCTAATTTTTTAAGATTTAATTTTGTAGATAATAGAAATAAATCTATTATACATTATGATATATTCCAAAATCATGGCGCAGGTGGTAATAGCCCAGTAACTAAAGGTATGATTGATTTTAATCGTATTATGAAAGGTACATTAGCCGATTTAATTTGGATTGGTCATAAACATCATGCTGTAGCCGATTATTCAGATCCAATTATGTATATTGATCAAACAGGTGAAGTAAGAATGAAAAATCGTCAATCTATTCAAACTCCTTCTTATCAAAAAGGTAGAACAGTTGATGATCATAACATTAATTTTGCAGAAAGATTCTATTCTCATCAAGCATTACAAGGTTTTGGATCAGTTGAATTAACTCCATTTAGTGAAGATGGTAAATATAAGTTAAATTCAGATGTTAAAATTATTGTAAATCCTATAGCAAAAATAGGCGAATTACAATCTTATAAATTAAAAATAATGCAAAAGAAAAAAGACGCTGAATTACAGTATTAAAACTATATATAAAATAAAGTGAATTTGGGATATTTTATTGAAAATATCCCAGTTCTATTTATATAGGCAAGTATATCTAATTTGTTTTCCTAAAGTGAGAGAAAAAAGTAATAAAGAGAATATTTAGACATGATGATCGGAGGACAAGATCTTATAACTATACTTGTAGCATCTCTAATTTCTTTCTTGAGTGGTGCGGTTAAAACTATACTATTATATGTGCATGATGGTATATTTCCGAAGAAACTTGATTTTATTGTTAATCTTATTTTGAGTTTCTTTATTGGTATATTAGCTAGTTTTGCATGTGCACATTTTGGTGTTGCAGAAGATTTAACATATATAATAGTTGCTTTATCTGCATTATCGGCAGAGCGTTTATTATCCGCTATACCTACAATATTTGTAAAAAAGATTGAAGATACAGTCGGTGTTAAGCCAACTCAAGAAGATTATGAAGCAGACCCTGTAAATAAAAGAACCAAGAAAAACTAAGAGGTTTGACAATGTGTAGACGAGCAACAAATAAGCAGATAACTACGGCATTTAATATGGGTGTTGCAACATTAATTGCAGTCTTTGTGGGTATCTTGCTTCGAATTTTAGGTCTACCTTGTTGGTTTGTATGTGGAAGTGTTGCTGTAAGTGCAGTAATAGCAGAGCATTATTTTACTCTACATCCTCTTAAGGTATTAAAATATATAACATTTCCTATTTCAGATAAAGATGAAGAGTAAAAAATGGCTAAATTGAATTGGTTTGAAAGATTGTTCCATAAAAAAACAATAATTAAAAGTGTATTTATATTTCCATTAATAAGTTGTGTTGTTATGGGATTAGCAATTAAAGACTTTGCTGATTTACATAGAAATTTAGCTTATTTTTCAAGTTTAAATGATTTATTTATTGGTATTTTAGTTCTTTTATTATTAAATATGTTGGCAAACTTTGCTAGTTTAGTACTATATTTTTGTTTGTCAAATCGTGTTGAACATTTATCAAAAAAATACAATAAAAAATAATTAATTTTGATTTAATAAATCATTGGTAATTTTATTTTGGGTACGTTCTGCTTTACCCTCTGCAGTTAAACATACTACAATTTGAGACCAAGTTTTACCTTCTTCATAACAGAAGTAGTTGTAATCTGTCTGATAGTATTGATTTGTCTGGATAGGCTTAGATGAATTAAACCAAGAACATCCAACAAGCATTAAACAAAATAATCCCAATATCAATAATAAAACTAATCTTTTCATAGTTATCTCCCTTGTTTAAAGAAATCTAACATTTCTTTTGAGGGCTTCATATCACCACAAGAATCAGCCGGTATTGTATTTAATTGCTCTTGATAGGCTTTCTCTAATTCTTTAATTTGGCTATCTCTACGCTTATTATATTCAATTAAATTAGCGTTTTCTTTGGTTACGGTATCTAATTGACAAGTAACCTCAGTTAATTGGCGTTGAGTATTAGTAAGCTTTATACTTGTAATACGCCATAAAGAAAATAAAGTACCGATGATTATTATAGCTCCACCGATAAGAAAAGCTTTAACTTTTAAGGAAATCATTTATACTCCTTTTCTTTTTAGAACTATAAAAATGCAGTTCTATATAGTATAAAGTTTTATTTTTTACTTAGGTTTTATATTATGGCTACTAATGATAAGATTAAGCTTAAAAAAGCTCCCAGTAATGATACTGTTGATGGATTTAAAGAGGCATTAAAATCAACTATTTATAATATGTTACCGACTTCTGCTTGGTCGAGTGACAATTCTCCAGATAGTCAATTAACGCCTTATTTGTCTACAAGAGATAGTTTATATACCGATATTTGTGCAATAATTGATACAGAAGGTGAACCTGCTAGTACAAATCAGTTAATTAAAGCTTCTAAGGTTTGGGATTTAATGAAGCGAGTTTTTGTACAAATGGGTAGATGTAGAAAAGTATATTATTTTAATGTAGGTGCTAATGCACCCGGTTCAACGGCTTCTCCTGCTTCAGTTGTTAGTTCATATGGCATTAATCCAAAAAATGGTACTTGGACATATTTTAAAAAAAATATTACATTAGGTGGTAATTATACTAAACCTACGGCTGTTAGTAATTCAAATACTGATAATACTGGATATCAAACTATTCCTGATAGAGGCAGTGGTTGGACTATGACAAGAGAATTAACAGCGAGCACTATAATTTCTGTTAATAATATGGTTAATTATCTTACTACTTTACAAACACAGGTAAATAAATTTAAAGATTCTTGGCAAACACAAAATAACCAAGCAGCCTGGTGGAGTGGCAATGCAAGTGATAGTTCTAGTGCAAGTAATATTGTATTCTTTGCTAGATATTGGTGCCATTCTAACTGTCATAGCAATTGCCATAGTAATTGCCACACAAATCGTTCAAGGCGTTAGAATAATATTAAAAGGAGATTTAAATGAAGCAATTAATTACATTACCTGTTCCTGATGAAGTATTAGATATTTCAAATGAAGGTAATCCTATAGTAGATATAAGTGAGTATTGTATAGATATTGCAAGTATTAAATATGATGATCCAGATTTAGAATCAAATAAAGTAGAATGTAGTTTAATTTATCTTCGCAATATAGATTTACCTTTTCCTTGTGATTTTTCTAAATGTACATATGAAGTAAAAGAAGAGTGGATTTTAAAATATTTAGATGCCTGTTTATACGATTTATCAATAAAAGAATTAAATGAAACCATTTTAAGTATTTTAGCAGATGGTCCGATTGATAATATTATTAATATATTAACACCTGAAGAAACAATTAAATTTAAAGAGAATAATAAAGATCTGGTAAATGAAATGTTACGCTTTATTGTTTCTTTAAACCTTTTACTTGATTATGCTTTAGAAAATCCTACTAGAACAAAATTTAGTGATGTTACAATAACTTCTGATTTAGAAACAATTGTTGAAAAACCATTATATTTTGAAGTATTACATTTATTATTACAACAATATCCTATTGTTTTTGATGCGATTAGGTTATATTATACTGATAAAATTAAACCTGCTAATTATACATTTATTTTAGAACAAATAGATAAAAATTCTATTTTATATACAGAGTTTTTAAATTTACCTTCTATATCTTTCTTTGGTTTAGTTCTAAATAATCAAGAAGATGGTGAAGATAATGCAGGATAATTTATTAAGTACTTCTAAAACTTTAATAATTAAACCTACTAATGCATGTAATTTTAATTGTGCTTTTTGTAGTGCAAAATTATTAAATATACCTCTTCATAACAAACTTCCAGAGCCTTTAAAACAATATATTTTAGATTATAAACCTACTAATATTATTATTACAGGTGGTGAACCTTTAATGAATCCTAAATCTTATTGGGATGATTTATTTGATACATTAGATAAAACACAAGTAGATTATTGGGTTAGTATTACAAGTAATTTAGTATTATGGTATAATAATCCAGAAGAATGGGATTGGTTATTTAATAATCCAAAAGTTGGAGTAGATACTTCTTTTCAATATGGTGATGATAGAAAAGATGACAAAGTATATACAGAAGAACGTTTTTTAGATTTATTTTGGAAATTTTATAATAGATATCAGAAAAAATTAGATTTTATTAGTGTTATTAATAATGATAATGTAAAATATGCAATAAAAACGGTAGAATTAGCAAAAGAATTAGATGTATGGGTTAAATTAAATTCACAATTACCAGTTGGAAAAGCAACAGAGTATTTTCCAAGATATAGGTTATTAGAAATATATTTGGAGTTATATAATAAAGGATTAGCAGATCATGAAGGTAACTTATTAAATATTGAAAGAAAAATTTGTCCATTTAGTGCATCATATAAAAATTGTAAGCAATTAAAAGTAGTATATGTAGATATAAACAATTGTTTAATTGAAGGTAATTGTGAAGAAGAAATTAGTTCACAAGGTAAATATAAAGTAGAAAAAGGCGTTCTGTTTAGTAAATGCTATGCTTGTCCAATGTATAATATTTGTAATGGATGTTCTTTAAATAGACAAAGTACTGAACCAATCAAAGAAGAACATTGTAAATGGATGAAAGAACATTATATAGAATTAAAAAAACATGACCTTATCTAAACAAAAGCAAGTTTATGTAGTTCCTACTTGGCAATGTAATTTACATTGTCCGCATTGTTTTGTACATAAATATACAGATACCTACAATAAAGAAGTATTCATTACAAAACTAAAAGAATTGAAAAAGAAATATCCTAAAGCCTCTTTTATTTTGCATGGAGGTGAGCCTACTTTATATCCAAAAAGATATTTAGAAATAATGGATACAAATATAATTGATTCGATTTGTACAAATTTAATTACTGAACCAGAAATAATAGAAGATTTAAACAAAAGAGATATTCCAATAGCAACAAGTTGGAATCCGAATAGGTTTAATTTACAGCATTATTTACAATGGCTAAATAATATAAAAAGTTTAAATAATAAACCTTTGGTATTAATTACATTAGATCAGGATTTATTACATTTTGATATTGATATGTTTACTAAAGTAATAAAAGATTTAGAAGAAGTTGGTATAGAAGAAATTTTATTTGAACCATTAGTTGATAATACTTTAACTAATGATTTCCAAAATAAGATAGATGAATGGTTATGTAATATTTATACACTTTGGCGGTATAAAAGAATTAAAATTAAAAATTTAATAGAAGAACAAATTTTACACTGGGATTTTAAATGTAATAGTATAACTTTGTTACCTGATGGAACTGTTAGACCAGGTTGTATAATCGGTGAAAGGTGTAGAAATATATTAATAAAATGCTTTGATTGTAAATATGCAAAAGTTTGTAGGCCTTGTGAGTTACATACTAGATGTTCCTTTTATCCAAAATTCTATGAAAAAGTAAAAGCTAATGCGTGAAATAATAGTGTCCATTTTTCCTAGTTATCAATGTAATCAAAATTGTGAATTTTGTTATTTACATAACAATCATCATTCACAAGTATTAGATTTGAATATACTAAAACAAAGATTAGTTGAAATATCAAAATATTTTAAAATTCATAAGTTTAATTTATATGGAGGTGAAATTACTTTATTAGATGAAGAATATTTAATTGAATTAAATAATATAATAAATAGTTATAATGCACCAAATTTTGTTACAAGTAATTTATATGACATAAAAAAATTAAAAATATTTGAAGATACTATATTATCAACTTCTTTAAATAAAGAAAGACCAGATTATGAAGATATTAAGAATAAATTAAAAAATAACATATTAGGAAGGAAGTTATCTGTATTGAGTATGATAACACCTAGTATTATTAATACAGATCCAAAAGAAATATTAGATGATTATAAAAATTTAAATATTGATTATGTATGTTTTATTAAGTATTATCCTAGTATTAATACTGGTGATATATTTAATATTTCTCAAGAACAATATCAAAATACTTTGAAGAATTTAACAGAAGTATATTTACAGAATAAATATGAATATCAGCTTGGACATATCTGTGGATTAAATGAGTGTATTAAAAGGAATTATCCTATTGCAACAAATGATCAATGCATTAGAATTGGACCAGATGGAAAGTTAGGTGCAATTTATTATAATGAAAATAATTTAGAGTATTTTAAATGGTATGATAATATTAAAGAATATATAGAAGATTGTAACAACGAATTACATTTATATAGAAAGAAATGTGGGTTTTGTAAATATTATGGTAATTGTTGGACAGAGCATATTACTAATTTAAAATGTGATGGTTGTAAAGAATTACTAGAGTGGTGGGAAAGTTATAATGACAAATAAAAAACTTTATTTATGCTTAACTGATAGTTGTAATTTAGCTTGTAAAGGTTGTTATAAACCATGTACTTTACAGCAAATATCTTTTTTAGATATAAATAGAATTAAAGAAGTAATTAGTGATATGCTTAAAGGTTTAGCTAAAGATGATAGTTTAGAATGTGTATTTCATGGAGGTGAACCTTTTTATTTAATAAAAGATACAAAACCTTATATTGAGTTAATAGATACTTTTCCTAATGTAATATGGAGTGCTACTACTAATTTAATGTATGATTTAACTGAAGATCATATAAATTTGTTTAATAAGTTTACAAATAAGTTTATTAAAACAAGCTGGGATGTAGATGATTATAGATTTAAAACAAAAGACCAATTAAATTTATGGGAAATAAATATAAGAAAATTGATAAAATTAGGTTTTAATATTCAAGTGATAGTTACTGTTAATAATCAGACTGTATTACATAAGCCAAAAGAATTATTAACTTATTTTAAAGCTTTAGGTATTCATATAGTAAATTTTGAACGTATTACAGAAACTGGCAGAGCAGCAGAGGTTAAGGTTAAACCAACAAATCGAGAAATAGATGATTGGTTATATGAAGTTTTTATAGTAAATAAAGAATTCCAATTAGAAATTCCTTTGTTTGAAGAGTTAATACATTATAAGCAAGACTTTTTTGGGTGTAGAAGAAGAGAATGTATGCAGAATGTTCGTACTTTAAATACAGATGGATCATTAGGTGCATGCCCAAATTGTTCAGATAAGATTATAAAAACCAAAGATAATATATATAATAAAAATTTAGAAGATACTTTAATTAAAATAGAAAAAAGTATTCCAAATCCTTGTAAATTCTGTAAGTTCTACAAAATATGTAATGGCGATTGTTGTCAATTACAGTTTGATGAGACAGGTTGCCCAGGCTTAACTAAAATATATGAAGAGATATTAAGATGAAGTATTTAAATACGCAGAGTTATATAGAATGTATTAAAAAGTCTAAAATTTTAGAAGTAATTAGCTATGATCCAATTCGTCCATCTTGTAATAATAGATGTAAATTTTGTATTACAGCAGACTGTATGGGATTACCTCAGTCTATAAAAGATTTACGTATCGCTAAAGATTCTCAATATAAATGGATTAAAGATACTATAATTCCACAACTTATAAAAAATAATTTGTTAGATATCAAATGTAATTTTCAAATGATCGGTGGGGAATTATTTTATTTGCCAGATGATTATTATACTGAATATTATAATTGGTTAGAAACAGGATGGAATTTATTATCACCTATATTAAAAAAGACTCCTGTTGTTAATTTGTTTACTAATTTATTATTTAATGAAGATAGAGTAAAAGCTTTTGTAGATTTTTATAATAAATGTAGTAATTTGTTAGGTAAACATCCGAATATTTGTACTTCTTTTGATTTATGGGGTAGATTTAATACTCCACAAAGCTTATTTAATTGGATGAATACTATTAAATTATTAATGGAACAATTAGATGAAAATGAAAAGATCCATGTTGAAACATTATTGATTACACCAGCTTTAGAAACTTATATTAATGAAACAAATATGGTATTATGTAGAATATTTGATGAGCTATTAAAAAATCCAAAAATTTCTATAACAATGCAAGAATATGTACCTAATTCAGAAGAACAAATTAAAGAATTAATTCCTTCAAAAGAATTAGTATTGGCTTTTTATAAAAAAGTTAAAGAAAAACATCCAAATTGTGATATAATTAATGCATATAAAGTTGAAGATTTAAATATTCCTAAACCAACATATTATTATAACAATTGTCATGCTTTAACGTTTAATGTACCTGGATGGACTCAACCTCCATATCATCATGAATGTATTGAAGATGGCTCAGTACCTATTGATTCTTGTATTTATACACAATACCATAATATGCCTAACTTTGATATAAACAGAGATTTTGATGAAGATTTACCTAAATCTGGTATTATATGTATTGATCAACCAAAGTTAGTAGATAAATATTTTAATAAAACATTACATTGCGATTTTTGTAAGTATAGTAATGTATGTAATAGGTATTGTATGGGTATAATGACTTTAAAATATATGCCTAAAGAATGTTGGAAAAAACAAGTATACGAGTTAATAAATGAATAAGTTTTATGAAAAAGATAGCTTATATAGATTATAAGAAACATTAATAAAATGAAAGATTTATTAGAATATTTAAAATATTCAAAAGAATTAACTATAAATCCATTTGGATTGAGTAAGACTTCTTGTAATAATAATTGTAAATTTTGTATTATATCAAAAAGAATGATTAATAATAATGTATCGTTAGATCATTTTATTAAAACTACTACAAATACTAAAAATTGGCTAAATAAACACCTTTATGAATTACCTCCGGATATTACCATTACATTTTTCTTTGTTGCAGGTGAATTATTTTATTTAGATAAACAATATTTTGATCTATATAAACAAGTTGCAAAAGATTTATATGATATTGTAGCTAAACGTTATATAAAAATTAGATTTAATATTCAAAGTAATTTATTATTAGATCAAGAGCATTTGGTTTATTTTATTGAGTTGTCTAAATTTTTAATGAAATTAAGTATAAATGTTTGTATTACTACATCTTTTGATTTATGGGGTAGATTTAGTACTAAGGAGCAATTAATTTTATGGAATAATAATTTAAAAACATTACAATCTTCTTTAGATAAAAAAATTATGGTAGAAATGATATTAACTACGTATGGAATTCAAAATTATTTACAAAATAAAGAAGGTAGTGAAATTTTAAATGAAATATTATTAAATAATGATAAGTATGATATTTCATTTGAAGATTATATATTAAATAATATAGAAAATTATGATTTATATCCAACTACAGAAGATTTGGTAAGTTTTTATACTAAGATAAAAGAAAATTTTCCTAACCATTCTGTTTTATCTTTTTATAAAAATAGAATATCTCACAAATATATAGACAATCAGCCTAGAAATGAGTGTATTTTATTACAATTTGCAGCCGAATCAATCAATACAGAAGCAGTATATACAGATGATGAATTAAGAATAATCAATAAAAATTGTATAAGTAGTATATTAAGTAATATAAGTGAGCATAAATATGATGAAATATTACAATTTATACCAAAGAATAATGAAGGATTGTATTGTTTAAGCAATAAACAAGAGGTTAAAGCTTACTTTGATAATAAATTTGGTTGTATGTATTGTAAATATAAACCTTTTTGTAAACCAAAATGTTTTATTCAATCAATTGTTAAGCAAAAACCTCAAAAATGCCAATTAAAAGCCTTGTTTGAGTTATTTGATAATGAATAAATTATATAAACAATTTTATCCAAGCTATGATTTTTTAGAAATTTGTCTAATTTTATTTGACAGATGTAATTTGGGCTGTAAATTTTGTTTTCAGGAGCATACTTCTATTAAAACTCCTCAAGAAATTAAAGAATTATCTAAATATTTATTACCACAATTAAAAGAAGCTTTGCAGAGCCGTCCTAATATTAAACATCTTACTTTTCGTGTTTGGGGAGGCGAAGTTTTTATGGATAGTTTAAGTGATGAATACCTAGAAGCTTATGCATATTTACAACATACTATAGAAACTTGGGCTATTTCATATAAATATACAGTTGAATTTTGTTATTCTTCAAATTTAGTCTTTAAAAACATAAAAAGAGTACAAGATTTTTTAGATGATACTAATAGTGTTATTGCCACTTCTTATGATCCAGTAGAAAGATTTAATAATCAGAGGCAAGAAGACCTATGGTGGCAAAATATTAGATATTTTAGACCACAAGTTATATCAATTACACTGACTAAGCCAAATATTATTGCATATCTTAATTCAGATGTATTAGATAGACTTAAAAATTATCAGTTATATCCAGAATATTATATTTATAATAAAAATTGGGAAAAATATGCACCTTCAAATGAGGATTTATTTGAGTTTTATAAATATTATTATCAAAAAGGGTATAATAATATAGATGAAATAAACAAATTAATAGAAAGTTATAAAAATCCAAATGGAAGATATTGTGTTTGCTCAAATAGTTGTTCATTTATAAATAATAAGCTTACTTTTAGTTGTTTAATCCGTTCGGGTACCTTAAATATGTTGAAAGAATATGGTATGACTTTAAAAGAATGCTTATCAGATCAATGCACAGAAAGGCAATACACTATTGCTACTTCTAATTTGAATTGTAATTTATGTAAACATTATTCTTATTGTAGATTACCTTGTATGGCAAGTAAAATGCATGAAAATAGTAAAAACCAAGGGTGTGCAATAAAAATGTTCTATGAATGGTTAGCAAAAAATTAATAGTTCTATATTAATAATGAGGATAGAATAATGATTATACAATATAAATATTTTGATGATCAAGATATAATAGATCAAGAAGATCCATCACTATTTATAGATATTCCAGAAGATGATATTATTTATTTAGATAAAGCTTATTTAACTAGTAAAAATTTAGAATTTTTAATTCCATATTTTTCTAAATATACAAATACTTTTCCTTTATTAAAAACACCTGGAACAGAAATAGAATATAGTGCATGTTTATTTTTTACAGAAGATGAGTATACAGTACTAAAAGATCAACAAAATCATGATTTTACTAATGGTATATATCATTCTATAGATAGATTGGCACTTGATGAGAATGGTGTATTATATGATATTTCAGAAGAAGAGCCTAAATCATTTAAATGGTATGTATATAATTTAATTTATACTAAATCTGTTATAGAATAGTTATTATTAGATAAAGATTGAACTAATCCAAATCTAAATGCACTATTAGCTTGTGTTAAATTTCCAGTATCAAAAGCGGCACTTGCTGCGCAGTATGTTTTAGATGGATAAAAATCTGTAACTATCCAATCAGATAATTGGTTATCTTTAGTTTTAATTCTTAACCAAGAATAATGCCCGTTTGGATCTGGAATTGGTTCTTTAGAAGCGTTTTTTGCTTGAATTAAATGAAATTCTGTTACATTTACATTAAATTCTTTATAAAAAAATAATCTGGCAGTATTAAAGAAATGAATTACTTTTATTCTATGCCAGATTTCTATATTATTATATTTAGATGTAGATATATCGCCTTGTAATATATCAGTTGCTGTAATTACCAAATATGTATCTGGTAATATTTCCACATGTGACTCCTTTTAAATGATTTATGCAATTGTTGTAGGTACAGTTACTGTATTTGATGGACCTACATATCTGTGTAATGTAGCAGTATTATCTTGATTTATATTATATTCCCATCCATTTGTGGGTGTTACAGATCTATTTAAATATATTGCACATTTACCATAATTATATAACATGTACTATCCTTATGATAATTTAATAATCCAAGATTGATCTAATACATCAGAAGGAACATCTGGTGTGAATGTCCAAGAAGTTCCAGAGCCAGACCATGTTCCAGTAATTGCTAGGCTACCAATTAATGTTCTAATTAATGGGGCTGAAGTAATTGCAGCAGAAGTAGTTACGGTTATAATACCATCGATATCATCTGCAATAGATATATTATTAATAAATACTAAATCTTGTAATGTTAAGCCTAATGTTTGTAAAGCCTCTGTTACTGAAGATATAGTACCGATATCTGCTCTTGGTTTAATATAATTACTGTAGCCACTAATAACTGAACTATTTTCAAATTCTATATTTCGACTATTAATTGTATCTGACCAGTTAACATCTGCCATGGTAGCTGGTATAATTCTTGTACTTACAATATTAATTGTTGCATCTATACCACTTCCACTAGTAGTTGTAGGTATAGCAGATTGAGTACGATCTTCATTGGTAAATGTAAAGTCTGGTGTAATTCCTGTAATAGCACCATTCATATCAACATTAGCTACTTCAACATCAAAAGAAGCAATACTGCTTTCTATTGTTATTGTATCACCTATAGAATAACCTGTACCACCATTATTAATAGTAATTTCATTTTCAAAATGATAAGTTCCTCTTAATATAATATTTTCTACAGCGCTTTCAGAAGGTAGATTAGGAAGAACATTTAAATTATCAATAGTTTGTTTAACAGAGATAGCAGTAGGATAGGTGTTTGTATTTAATGGATCTGCATTATTTAAATTAATTAGATTACTATTTATTTGGATCCCTTCATTCCATATATGAGCTAATGCTGTACTATCTAAACTTGTGTTTTCAAGTGTTGCATAAGCTAAATTTGTTCCACTATGCCCAGTGCTTGTTGCTAAATTTGTAGTATTAATATTAGAACAATCTTGATAAGCTAAAGCTTTTTGACCTGTAGGTAATGTACCAGAACTACCTGCTAGTATTTCAGTTTGTGCATTAGACATATCATATCTAACAAATACATCATCGTTATTTGTAGCTAATACTGTACTAATAGCAGCTTTGGCTACTGCTGGATTACTATAATTGTTATCGTTAATGTTTGAAAGATCTGCATAAGCTAGATTTTTATTTGTTCCAGTATGTAATCTATTTGCTGTAGTTAAACCTGTTGTATCGGCTTTATCGAATTCTCCATTAGAAAAATCTTTATATGCATATCCTAAAGGGGCTAAGCTATCTTTTACTGTACTAACTTCACTTATTACAACATTACTTAAACCACGATTTGCGATATTTCCATTTGTAAGAGCAGCTTGATCTAAATTAGCAAAATCAGCACGCGCTAAAGGAGTACCTTTATTACCATCGCCTTTATGTACCCATACTGTTTTATTTGTTAAATCTACAGTTACTTCACCTTCAACACCACGAAAAGTTTCATGTTCAACTGAAGTTCCTTTACGAAAGCTAACCGCTTGTGCATCTGCCATTTATGTATCCTTTAATTAAAATTCAATTCTAATTGAGCATAAGATAGAATGTGTTTGATTTAAATCTTCACGTTTATCGATTACTTTACCTAAGCATTTACCATTTGGTATAGTTGATGCTCTACCTGGAGTGGTTTTAGACAAATATATTTTTTCACCAAAACTAGGTACACAATCATCTGCAAATAATACTGGTACTTTACCAATTAAAGCAACAGGTAAATCACGAGCATCTTTCTTTTCGCCTAATTCATATCCAGGCTTTGTAGAAATAATACCGTTACATTCTGTTTTTGCTTCTGTAATTTCAGCGTTACCACTACCAATGCAAATCAATGTACCAGCTGGGTAAATTTTATCTGATCTATAATATTCTGCTAAGTCTTCCCATAACGCACGATATGCAGTACCATAGAAAGATACATTAGATAAATTACCGCTTGCTGAGTATGAAGTACCTTTACCATAAATTACTTTATCAAATCTGGTATATGTATTAACTACAATAGGATTGTTTATTGCATTACCTTCATTACCATTTAAAGTGCGTGGAGTTCCTGGAATAGTTGTTTGTAAGTAATTATTTTGTAAGGTTTCTGGAGTTACTGATTTTGTATTTTTAGCTACAGAATTTCCATATACATTATTTACTTCTGCATTTGTTGCATAAGCTGTAGTACCATACGTTGTTTCAGTTGCTTCATTACGTAAGTCTAATGCTAATTTAATTGCATTACTATCTACACACCAACCCACAAACATAGCTGTTCTTTCAATTGTTAATTTACCACAGCGATTTTTATTTTCTGTAGTTGGATCTAAACCAATACTAATACAATAACTTTCCCATGTAGCTGCACTTTCAGTACTATGGTCATAATCAACATATAATGGTTTACTTAACCAACTCGTTGGGAAATTCCAACTAATTGAATCTGCATTTATTGCATTAACTTTAAATAATAAACCAGTACCTAAAGTTCTTCCTGGTTCTATATATCTATAACTAACATCTCTGTATGGGTTATCTGTACCAATAAATGTATTACCAGAAGTTGGAGTTACATAAAATTCATTTGGTTTACCCATTTCTGCATTTTCTAAGCCAATAACTTTAATTGTAAATGTTTGAGATTGTGTAGGATTAGAAGGATTATCAAAACTTACTAGTAAAGTATCACCTTCTCTATAATTAACAGCAGCATCATTATTCCATTGATATGAATAATTATAACGAGTATTCATATTATTAATTTTACCGGCATAAGACAAATAATAATTATTATATAAACCTGCCATTTGCTGATCGGTATCTGATCCATCTGCTGCAACATATTTTCCTGAGTCATTATCCCAAGCTGCAATCATATAATTACGTAACCCTGTTGGATTTGTAAGCTCATCATATAAATCGATTAAAGATGTATCAGAAATATATACATTATCATCAGTTGGTGTAAAATATGTCCAAGAAATAGGAGTAGTACTATTTAAAGGGTTACCTTTTCTAACAGCCAAAGCAGGAATATTTGTTCCACTATAATTATCTACTAAATAAAGATTATAGGGTGCAGAAATACCATCATAAGTATCGATTAAATCATCATCTTTTGATACTTCGGGTACACTATTAACTGAGCTTTTTAATACAGATAAATTAGTAACATTAGCCATATTACTTAATGTAGTATTCAAGTAGAATTTTAATGAATTACCAACACGAGTAGGGGTTGTTGCAATCTTTTGTACAACCGCAGGTAAACATGCTATTCCAAATAAAATATCTTCAGTACTATTTGTATCTCTTTGATCTTTTACAAATAAACCAATTACAGCTACATCAAAAACCACTAATGTTGGAGCAATACGGCTTGTTTCAGATAAAGATTCTTGTCCTAAACAATCTAATCCTAATTCAACTGTAAATTGTAATCCACCATTTAATAAATTTGTACGATAAGATAGACTGTTATCTAAAGTAAATGTAGAATTTAATACATTTTTAGTATCTAAACAAATGTCTTCATAATTACTGAAGAAATCAGATTTTGTTAAACTAGCTAAAGAAGTTCCAGATGGAAATAAAGATTGCTTTATAGCAACACGCGAAATTTCTAATTTATATTGGCCTAGAGAAGCATTGGTTAAAGCTTGAATACCTTCATTAGTTACAACTAATGCAAAATTAGTATCCATAGGAACAACTGCCCAGTTTTCACCATTAAATTGTTCAACTTCCCATACTACTTCATCCCAATTTGTAGAATCTGGATTACCACCTACAGCACATAATTGCATTTCTGCAATTGGCTGGTTACTAAAGTAGGTATTTCTATCTTGTCTAGAAGCAAAATAATAATTATTAGATTGTCCACGTAAATCTGGGTAGGACTGTAAAACATTTCTTGAAACTAACATTTACTTTATCTCTTAATTTTTTGGGAATCTTTGGTTACTGTTATATAGAACTCCAATTTTTCTTAGAAATTAGTGATTTTTGTTTATTCTTCTGGGTTTAAACTTATGTCTAAAGTAGTATTACTCGTAATTAAATATATATCTGTTTCTGGTATATAACCTTCTTTTTCTACAGTATATTTAACTTTTGTATTACCAGGAACTTTTAATGTTACGGTATCAACTGCCTTAATTAAAGGATAATCTGGTATTTGTAATATAATAGAAGAATTTTCTGGTAAAGCATTTACTGTAACATCATAATAGGATGAATCATTTGGTGTTGGATTTACTTCTTCTAATATTACATATTTAGTTGTATCTGTAGTAATATTTACAATATTAATGTGTGGTATATAATCAGAACTACCAGCCACTCTTACTCTATATCCAACTGGTTTGGTTGGATCTACTTCTGTAGTTTGTGAACCTATACCTTCAACTAATAAGTGTCTATTTTGATAAATAGATACTGTAGCGTTTGCAGGAGTAGGAACAACTGTGAATTGGCAAGGTTGTAATACTTCTTCGTATTGTAATAATGGATCGGAAGATACCGTCATTACTTCTTCAGATACTGGTGCACCTGTAACAATACCAAAACATGCACCGTTATTTTCCGTAGTAGCATTTTCAGTGGTATTTCCTGTTATATCTTTACCAAAGTAGAATGATTCAATGATTGTTTGAATAAATACTACTGTAGAAGCAAGATTATAGAATTGTTCAACAAATGTATCTATGTATG